CCTCGCAAATGCCCTCAACCGCTAATTCGTCTAAGTCATTTATTGTATTTGCTGGAATTAATTTTTTGTAAATTTCTATCCAAGTGACTGTACCTCCCGCAGCAGTAGTTGCTCCAAGTGCTTTGTCACTTACGAAATTTCTTGTAATGTTTTTGATGCTTTCAATAAAACCAGCACTAATTGTTGTTGCTGATATTGTTGGAGCATAAAGTGTACCCGTCATAGTATCACCCGTTCGTGACACCCTATCCCAACCTATTTGCAATATTGAATCGGTTGATGTTCCAGATGCGTATAATTTAACATCAGAAGTGTTTAACGCTAATTCACCTAATTGTATTTGTCCAGCCGTTGGTATATTTCCAGCGATATTAGAACGTTTAAGTAATAGTGTGTTTTTTCTAGTTACCATATAAATGGATTATTTAAACTTCTATGTAGAAGTGTTATGTTTTTTTGGTTATATAACCATCATATTATAAATATGTCGTAAATAAAGTTTAGGTGATAAAAAAAGGGACCGAAGCCCTTTTTTGTTATATTTTATTTTTAAATTTCCAAATAAAACCACCAGCTGATTTAGCTTTTCCATTACAAACATTACCAACATTAAAACCGCCATCTAATCCTTTCATGACGATTTTTTATTTTTAAAACAATAAAAGTATTTTAAAAGTCAATAGTTTCCTCGGTCTAAATAAAATATTAATTATAACTAATTAATAATCAATGTCTTAGTAAATACCCCCATCTAAAATGTCGAACTCAGCTAACACCCTAACGCCATTTGGTGTGGTTACATTGGTGCTTCTAATAACAACGTCATTCAATTGTGTAACCCAAGCTCTATTCGCATATCCAGTTGAACCACCATATTCTGCAATTGAAGGTATTTGAGTTGATGTTAAACCTGTAAAGGTATTCATGGTTCTAATATCTAAATTAACATCACCAGCACTAACACCGTTACCATCTTGTATTGTCCAACCAGCACCAATTGACGTTGCAGCTGTGTTTCCTGTTGGATTAAAATTAATGGTAATGTTATCATCTTCTACGTATAATTGAGAAGTAAATGCAGAAACGCTAGCACCAAATACTGTTAATGAACCGTTAATAACTACATCACCAGTTCCAGACAACCCAGGCGAACCACCACTACCAACTGTTAAACCACCACTACCAACTGATAACGAACCATCTGTTGGTAACGACATATTGGTTCCATCAAAGGTTGCTGTGCCAGTAATTAATTTACCAGAAGTTGTTGTGTAAACCAACCTATTAGCTGTTAAATCAGAAACTGTTAAACCAGTCATTGTGTTTATCAATATTGATAAATCATCTTGACCTTGATTTCTTTTAATTGTAGCAACGTTATTTGAGTATGTAAACCCAGTTACGTATGTGTCAATACTGCTAATACTTGAAATGTTTGCCAATACAAACCCGTTAGTTGTACCAGATAAAAATTTACCAACTAAACCAGCGCCAGAAACACCTTCATATTTAGTAATTCTATTCCTTAATTGTAAATCATAAAGATTAGAACCAGCTTCAAAAAAGTTTGCTATCAAACCAATACCAGCTGGAACCCAGTTATTTGTAGAGCTTGTTACACCAGAAAAGTAAACAATACCATCTGCTGTATTTACTATTGGTTCACCACCTAATAAAGATGTTGGTAATGGTCGATTAACGATGTTACTATTCTTTAATATGTGGGTTGTTATTCTATTTGCCATAATTAATTGTTTTTTTTATTGTTTTATTATAACTATTTAGTTTTTTAATATACACCACCATTTAAGATATCATTTTCTATGATTGAGTTATTTGCTGTGATAATTCTATTTTCATCTAGAGAGCTTAAACCTAAATCTATTTCTGGTGTGTTTATTTTTTGTGTTGATGTCCAAACAGAAGATGCTCCACTAATTGTATTTATATTTCTAAATCTAAGACTTGGTATTCCTAAATCATTCTCACCATCAATAAGTGGTATTATGTTTTTACTTACTTCTATATTATCCCTTAGAATTATTATTGTTCCATCATCATCACAGCTAATTAACCTATTAGTGTAAATAGCTGTACAAGCAGATAAAGTAGTGGTGTTTCCAGTTATTTCTAAAGGTTCTAGAATAAATGTTTGGTTAATGTCCGATACGTTGAAAAAATAACTCATTATGTTGTGCTACCTATTAATTTAAACGAACCTATAATTGCTAGTGGTTTATAAACCCTAACAAAAACCGTATCGTTACTATTAACGATTAAGGGTGTGTTCAAGTTTAAACCGTCAAAAACAACTAAGTCGTTAATTTTTATTGTTATTCTACTTATACCTTCAATCTCAATAATATTTGTAAAATTAGCAGAATATTGTGCGATAAAAGAAAATTGTGTTTCAGCTCTTGGTTTAAAAATAAAAGCGAAAGTTACTGTATTACCTTTTTTAGTTTCTTTAATGATATTATTATCATAAACTTTAGGTTCTTCAGACTCAATAGTTAATATATTTCTATTCATTGTTGGTATAACTTCATAGTCATCTTCATCTAGTATATATCCCAATAATTTCATTTCGAACAATTGAACATAAAACCTTCTATTTTCAAAATCATCTATATTACTTTCATCACCAATTGATTCTAAATGCAATGGCATAGGGTGGCCGTTTACGTTCAAATAACATTGCTTAGACTGAAAAGCTCTTTGAATTTTTCTATTAAATTTATTTAAGTCTTTCATTTTACTGGTAAAAATTCTTACTTCATAAGTTAAGTCAACAGATGTTGGTTGTGGTACTTTATATAAATCAACACCACGTCTTACACCATCCCATGTTGGTACTTTCATATAAGTATATGTTCTGTTTCCTGGGATATTCCATAAACCAGCTTGATTTTGGCCTTGTTGAATATCTGGTTTTCTAACAACAGTTATAAAAGGCATCTCAATATTTTTATATTTATCAGTAAATTGCCATGTTTTAGTAAATTCAGTCCATCGTTGTATAGTTAAAAAAATTACTGGTATTTTATCTTCACCAACACTAATTGAAAAACCTTTATCGTTATTCATAAAATCGATAAAACTTTGGTCCATATCTTCTTCTAAAACACCTTTAGGTAAAAACGTGCCTTTATCAGCAATACCATCTAGAATTTCTTGTCTTCTTTCTGGACCTATTTTTTGGTTTTTTATATTTATGTCGGTTATATATCCTTTAGGCATTGCCATATCTTATACTTTATTTATAAACCTCTGAATTCATTAGCGTCAACTGCTGCACATTCAACAGTTCTAAAAGCACCTTTGTAACCCATAATAGTATGTTTGTTATCGTAATTTTTAACCCCATCATTAACGATGCTAAAATATCTAATTTCAGTTTCTGTAACTGGGTAACCTATGTAATCACCATAGCTAAGTGTAGTGTCTAATTCTGACAATTGTGAATCATAAATCCCAAATGTTAAATTTCCATCTTGCAAATACCTTAAAATACCATTTTTGTTGTATGTTTTATTTTCTGGTGTTGCCATAATAGGAATCACTTTTAGTTCTACTGGTGGAAAAAATCTAATACCATCTTTAGATGCTTCACCATAAAGATTATCGTATTCGCTAATATCTCTATTAACTCTATATAATATTATTGTGAAATTGCCATCACCTTCAATCGCTTCCCTACCCATAGAAATTTCCAAGTTAAAATCCGATTCGGAAAAAAACTTGTTAACTCGTGTTATGGGTGTGATTTTTTTATTGTCCATGGTTTTAATTATAAATATTTATCTTTTTATTAATAACCACAAACTATTGATTTTTATTTATATTTTATTATCTTTACGTATAATTATACCAGGACTAAAAACAAAAAGATTTGATAAATTTAGACGATATACGAGGGCGTTCAGCCATTTCATTGCTTGAGACATATGAAGGGATAAATCCATACATCAAAAAACTAAAAATAGCTTTTTTGAAAAATAATAAATTAGCTTTAACTGAAAACCAATCAAAGTACATTACTGAAAACCATGAAAGAGAACCTCTTTTCATTAATAGGATTGTTGGTATAACTCCTTATCTAGGTGAAGAACTAAAAAAAATGGATGAGTTATCGTTCACACCAGAAAAAGTTTTAATTGAATTTATTCTTGCTGATACAGATAAAACATTTCATATATACGGCAAACTAAAACAAAACCAAAAAGAGTCTAAAATGTATTGGTTACCTAAAACACAGCTAACTGATGACCCATATTTTGAACCTAGTAATATAGAAGTAGATTTTAACCTATATAACGAAGTTTTATCAGAATATGGAAAGAAACTATATCAACACCAAGAAGAAGGTGTTAAATTCCTTCTTTCCAGAAACGGTTGTATTTTAGCTGATGATATGGGGTTGGGGAAAGCTTGGTTATCGAGTACTTACATATACACCCCTAAAAATAAGGTTAAAATAGGTACACTTAAAGTAGGTGACAAGGTAATTGGTTCTGATGGAAACCCATGTAATGTTACTGGTGTTTTCCCACAAGGGGTTAAAGATTTATATCGTATTACGTTTAATGATGGTTATAGTGGTTTAGTTTGTAAAGAACATTTATGGACTGTATCGTCAAATAATTCTGGTAATAATTCAAAAAATAGAGAAAATAGGTACATTACACTAAGTACCGAACAAATGCTCAATAAAGAATTGGTTATTGAACAAAAAGGGACGGGTTGGAATGAAAAAAGACCATATAAATTAAAGACATATTATAAACATAGTAATGGTCAAAATAAGTGGCAAATTCCAATTGTCAAACCAATAGAATTTTATAATAATATTGAATTACCGATTGAACCTTATTTATTAGGACTTGGTTTAGGGGATGGTTATTTTGATAATAGAAATAATATTAAAATAGAATTACACCAAAATGATTTTGAAGAAATATTTAAAAAACTAAATATTAATGAATACGCTGCAACAAATAATAATCTAACAGCCTACATTAAATTAAATCATGAATTAATAGATTTAGGTTTAAACAATAAAAAATCAGATACTAAATTTATCCCTAACATCTATAAATATTCATCAATTAATGATAGAATAGCTATACTACAAGGTCTCATGGATACTGATGGTCATTGTATTAAATCTAATGCTGGTGTATTTACTGGTACCGAGTACTGTAGTGTATCGGAACAACTAACTGATGATGTAGCTGAAATTGTTCATAGTTTAGGTGGTATTGTTAGAAAATCATCTAAGGTTGGTTCTTACAAAAAAGAGGATGGAACTAGGGTAATATGTAAACGTGCTTTTAGGTTAAATATCAAGATGCCAGAAGGTATTAACCCATTTAGACTTAAAAGAAAAGCTAATTCTTATAACTCGCCAAAAAAATATCCAGTTGGTCGATATATTTCTAATATTGAATTAGAAACAAAAGGTGATGCGGTATGTATTTCTGTAGATACTCCAGATAAGTTATATGTTGTCGAACATGGAATTGTTACACACAATACAACACAATCGATTGTAGCGGCACTAGAAAGTGGTGCTAAAAAAATATTAGTCGTTTGCCCGTCATCAACAAAAATTAACTGGGAGCGTGAAATTAATGTTTTTTGTGATGACACAACAATTATCGATGGTAAAAAATGGAGTGATGCTAAATTCACTATAATTAATTTTGATATTCTTAAAAATTTCCATACTTTATCTTCTGGTAAAAAACCAAAAGAAGGTGAACCAGAAGAAATTTTAAATAGAGAATTGGTAAACGCTAATTATGATTTATGTATCATTGATGAGGCTCATTATTTAAAAAATAATGAAAGTATTAGAGGTAAAATAATGGTGGAACTTTGTGCTAAGGAAAAAATAGAGAAGGTTTGGTTGTTAACTGGTACACCCGTCGCAAATAGACCTATGGATTTCTTTAATCTTTTAAAGATTATTAAATCTCCTATCGCAGATAATTGGAAACATTATGCTGTAAGGTATTGTGATGCTAGAAAGTTCTTTAGAACGCTTAAGAATGGTCAAAAAAAACAAATATGGCTTACTGATGGTGCTAGTAATTTAGAAGAACTAGCTAATAAAACCAAAAATACTATTATTAGACGTTTAAAAACTGAAGTGTTAGATATGCCAGATAAAGTAGTGACACCTATGCACCATATGTTAGATAAAAAAGGTGTTAAACAATATGAATTACTTTGGGAAGAATACTTACAAAAAAGGAAATTAGAGGGTAAGAAAACAGATAATCTACAAAAAGATTTGGTTGAACTTATTCTACTTAGACAATTTATTGCGCAAGAAGCTATTCCTTATACTATTGAAATGATAGAAAACGCTATTGAAATGGGTCGTAAAGTGATAGTATTTACTAGTTTTACTGATGAATTAGAAATGATATCTAATCACTTTGGTAAATTGGCGGTTAAACACAACGGCCTAATGACAACATTACAAAAACAAAAATCAGTTGATTCGTTTCAAAACAACGACAAGGTAAAAGTTTTTGTTGGTAATATAAAATCTGCTGGTGTTGGTATCACACTTACTGAAGCAACTGTGGTTATTTTTAACTCATTTGATTGGGTTACTGGTAATAACGAACAAGCTGAAGATAGAGCGTATAGAATTGGACAAAAGAATGATGTTAATGTTTATTATCAATTATTTGACGACACTATATCAATAAGGATGTGGGAAACTTTAAAACAAAAACAAGAAATAATTAACATAATATTAGGTGTTGAAAATATAACCAAAGAAAATGAAACAGATTTATTAACCCAAAAAATATTGAATGGTGATTTATAATTTTTTTCTTCTAACTTTACTCCTATTCAAATTACCTTCATAATGAACAGTTACTAATTTCATATAAAAATATATAAATTTAGTTTTTTTTAGTTAGAGAAACTGTAAATTCCTCTATTATAAATATTAATACTTGCATTATAATCAGCATCTATTTCATATTTACAACTTGTACATTTGAAGTTCTCGCCTTGGCGAGACTTCTTATCTACATGACCGCAACTAGAACATGTTTGTGAGGTATATGCTGGTGAAACCTTCACCAACATAATACCGTTATCCTCACATATCCTATTTATTTTATCAATGGTCTTGACATAAGACCATCTTTGTATTTTATTTGTAAAATATTTCTTACCAGTTTTAACTGATACTAAATCTTCTATTATTATATTATTAACATCTTCGATGTTAATTAAATTACATAACCTATTTATTTCATTATCTCTATGATTTAAACTTCGTTTAAATCCATTACTACCTTGTTTACATCTACTTATTTTAGAATATATATCACTTAAATCACCATTAATAACTTGATTATCAGATGTAACAATTAATTTTTTATACCCCATATCAATTCCAATGGCTTTGCCATTGGTTTTAATATCTATCTCTTTTTCCCAAATAAGGCTAATATAATAATTATTTTTTACCTTCTTAATTTGTATATTATTTCTTAATTTAAACGTATTATGTTTAAATGATAATGAATGTTTATGGTGATTAAATGGTATATTTATTTGTAGGGCACGAGTGCCCTTTTCATTAAAATAAGGTAATTTAAGATTAATAAAGTTATCAAAATGGGAACCATTTTGTATATTAAAAAATTCATTTGTTAGATTAATACTAACATTATTTAGATTAGGTTTAGTGAAATATTTAGTTTTTAATATATTATTTAATGATAGGTCAGAGAATTTAGTTTTACAGAATGAAGAATCAGGATGATTCTTCATCATATATGTGTATGTTTTTTTATATGATGAATATCTTTTCTTTTTACTTTTATCTAATTGACTTCTTATAATTTCTGATGCTTGTTTATATATTTCTCTTTTATATTTAGAATGTTTTATTACTTCTGTAGGAAGTAATTTAGATGATAAATTAGGTTTAAGGGGTAATACACCCTCTATTATATAGTTTATATATATTTCTAAATCATGTTTATAATCAATAAATACTTGGTCAAGGGAAGCAAGCTTCCCTTGATTAGCATTTGATATAATATGTTTAGATGTTCTAATCATTATTTATTTTCTAATTCTTTTAGAATCAGTTTAGTAATTAATTTAGACATACCAATATTGTTTTCCAAACAATATTGTTGCAATTCAGTTTTAGTAGAATCTGTGATTCTTATAAAAACTCTATTTGTTTTATTTATTTTTGTTCGCACATTAATAAATATATAGATAAAATGAAAAAGATAAAAAAATATATTTTATTTTAAAAATAAGTTTTATCTGAATGATAATATTATATATTTTTATATGTTTTATTAACTACGTTAATAACACCGTTAATAATCCTAGTTGTACCCCACATTGGTCTAAGGTTAGATAATGCATTTACAATACTAGGGTGTTCAGTCGTTTCAAAACTACCGACTGGTTTTATGTGGTCAACGTGCCATTCACCATGGTTTCTCCATGTCATACCCTCAGTAAATAATGCTGTAATATGTTCTTTAAACTCCAAAGCGGAATAACCTAATAAATCTATAGTGTGACCTTCTTTTTTGGTGTTTAATCTCCATAAAGACATTTTAAGAACACTTCTCCATAAACCAACGTGTTTATTTTTTAACCTATATTCTTGTCTTTTATTTTGGTTTATTTTATTATATTCTTTTTTGTAAATATTTTTACATTCTTTACATTGACAATGATAACCATCTTTACCTAAATTATTAACGTGAAATTCAGCGATTGATTTTTCAAGATTACATTTAGTACAAATTTTAGTCTTCATTTACAATTACTGTAAAATCAATATTATATGGTGTTCTATCTTCTAAATAAAATAAAACAGAGCCATAAACCATTTTATTATCTTTATTCGTTTTTATTTCTGACACTATAGTTTCAAAACTTAAATTTTCTTTTAATGTTTTTTCTAAAACTGTTTTAAGTGTGTGATTAAATTCAAACAGTTCATTTGTTAAAACTTTATTTAAAACCATTTTAGTTAACAATATCTTAATTGATTTTTCTTGTGATAAAAAAATACCATCTGTGATAAAATTAATATCATCATTTATAAATTTAATTATTTTATCACTCATTGATAAAGATTCAATTTTACATTTATTTTTAAACTTATTTTTGAGTTCAGAATTTATCCTAATTTTTATTTCAGTTTCTTTCATTTTATTAAATTTTATCATATTTATTATTTGTGGTAACATTGTACCCATATTAATAAATATACTAATATTTTAAAAAAGATATAAATATTTACTTTTTATTTAAAATATTTATAATGGGAATAATGAACAAGCAGAAGATAGAGCATTCCGTATTGGTCAAAAAAATGATGTCAATGTTTACTATCAATTATTTGACGATACTATTTCGAGTAGAATGTGGTCTATGTTAAATAGTAAAAAAGACATCATCAATATAATTATGGGTGATAAAAAATTAACAGAAGATGAAATAACTGCCTTATTGGTAGATGACTTAATAACAATGTAATATGATAACAATTTATAGTTTCCCAGAATGCCCTTATTGCAAGGAATTAAAAAAGATTTATGATTCACAAGGCATTAAATATCGTGACGTAAACATAAACTTAGAAGAAAATATTAAAGAATGGGATGAAATTTCTGAAGCATCAAAAGCTGAAGAAGTCCCAGTGATAAAAATAGATAAACAATTATTGGTACCTAATGTTTCCTTCCAATCAATTAGTGAAGCTGTTGAGATAACTAAGAAGTTTTTAAGTTAAATTAAAACTTATTGATATTTATAATAAAACAAATTTATTATGTCAATAACTATAGACGAAAAAGAAAAACTATTCCTTAGATAACATGATTAAGATATTTAAGGATGTTTTTTCTATATGGAATAATTATTAATTTAATATTATTATCGTTACAATAATTTTCTTTTATTTTATCTCTACTTTTTAATTTATTAAAAACCGTTTCACCACCAAACCATTTTATTGGTTTATAATGTTGTTCCCCATGAAATTCGATACATGTGTTATAATCTGGTAAATAAAAATCGAATGGTAATTTATTAATATTTTTACAATCATTAAATTTATATTGTGGTGAAAAGTTAATTTTTTTAGATTCTAATATATTTCTAATTTCTTTTTCACCTTTTGATTCACGACAATTCGGACAACCTTTACCTCTTAAATGTTCATACGGTAATTGTTCGAAATTTCCATGTATAGGACAAATTATATTAATTTTAGTCTTTGAATTAATATAATTAACTAATTTATAAATATAAAAATTATAATGTTTTATTATAAATTTATTTATTAATTCATCGTTAGTGATTAATTTAATTTTTAATTTATTAGTTCTTGCTTTAATACTTTTTATACTTCTATTTAATACTTTAACACAACCATGTATGCCAATTTTACTATAATTCTCAATTAAGAAAATATCATCATTCTTAACCCATTTTTCTTCCAGAATCAACCCTAATTTAAATGCTTTCATATAAATAGATTTAGTTGTTTTACCTAATTTTTTTACACAATAATCACTACAATTAACAGAATAATTATTTTTTAAAAAATCTATTTCATTAGTACTCCACCTATTTGCCATTTATAATAATTTTTTTTTTAAATCCATTTCTATTAATAATTTTATTCGTTTTGATAGTGAATAACCGTTTTTATTACAGTATTCATTGTATTCTTCTTTTATTTTTTTATTTATCCTAATATTTAAATAATCGTTGTTTTGTGTTGACATGTCATTACATTTTTAATATAAATATATGAGTTATGTTAAAAAAAATAAATATTATTGTTTTATTTTATCTGTCAATGATATTTATAGTAAAAAGGAACTATGGCTATAAGTAATGATGAACGTGATAAGTTATTTCGTCAATTCAGACATTCATTGGGCGCACCAGTGCGTCAAATTGAATTGGAAGATGAGCAACTTTGTACCCTATTAGAAATTTCAATAGAGGACTATGCTCAATATGTCCAAGAATGGTTAGTTGAACATCAATGGCAATCTTTATTAGGTCAAAATTTAGACACAACAGATATGGCATTTGCTTTGAGTGTTAGAAACTTTAACTTTATGACCCAATATACTTATGCTTATTCTAAACAAGTTGGTTTACAGTCTAATGGTCCGTGGGAGTTAAAAAAAGACTATGTCGAAGTTGAAGCTGGAAGACAAGTTTATGTTATCCCAGCTGGTCGTGAAATTAACGAAGTGCTTTGGATTACTCCACCTCCCACGAATAGAGCTTTATTAGCTAATTTTGGTGGTATTGACGCTGGTTTTGGTGGTGGTTTTGGACAAATGGGTGGTGGTGTAGGTACAATGGGTGCTGGTGGTGGAAATATGGGTTATTATATTGCACCAGCTTTTGATATATTGCTAACTGCTGCCGATATGAATTTAAAAAATCGTATTGTTAGAAGTGAATTAGCGCATAAAATAACAGCTGGACCAAACGGAACCAAACTACTTCATTTAATGAGTACTCCTGGTTCAAAATTATCTTTTGGTGGTTCAGCTGGCGGTTTAGGTACTGGGGTTGGTGGTGCAATGAACATGGCTGGTTGTCAAGTTTGGTATCACTATTACGACACTACACCAGAGAATTTAGGTAAATGTCTTGACGACAATCCAGATATTATTAAAATGCCAAATCAAGTACCATTAGCTAGGCTAGATTACGCTGAATTTAACGAACCAACAAAAACACTTATTCGTCAGCTATTTATTGCGGAAGCTAAAAGAGCTTTAGGCAGAACTAGAGGTAAGTTTGGTGGGATTGTTGGGCCGCCAGAAGCGGAAAGAACTATGGATTATGAAACACTTATCTCAGAAGGTAATGACGAGAAAAAAGCTGTGTTAGAAAGATTGGAAGCTAGACTACTTAGACTTTCATCCACATCGCAATTAGAAAGAGGTGCTAAAGAAGCAACAGACTTAAATACTTCGATGAAATACAGACCATTAGGGTTTTGGGTTTATTAAAATAAAAAGGGGCGTAAGCCCCTTTATTATTTCTAAAAACCCCAATCATCTTCTAGCTTTTCTTTTTTAACCTCTACCACTGGTATAGGTGGTTGTAGTTGCTGTAATTCAGATTTATCATCTATTTCGTTTATACTAGCTAGTTCTTGGTTATCAACATAGTACAGTGTGTCATCAACTACATAACCTTCTGGTACTTCACCATATGTGTCATCAAATTCATCATCTAATTTTAAATCTTCATCGTTTCTAACTAAATTACCGTCTTCATCTTCTTCAATTTCATCGTCTTCATCTTCAATCATAACACGCTTTTTTATAACCTCTACTGTCTGTTCAATAACTACGTTGGACGAATTTTCTTTTACCTTATTAAGTATAAAAACCATGTTTTTATGGTCAACAATGGTTTCGAATTCAGAACCTATTGTTTCTCCAGTCATTACTTTACACTCGGCTAAATAATCTAACCATTCTTCATATCGATTATCGTTATTTTCTTTACCAACTATTTTGTAGTAGTTATCCCGTTCTACTGCTTGCTTTTCATACTTAAATATATCATTAAAATAACACAATGGTTCATTCCATTTTCTAGAAATAAGTGAAAACGAATCATCATCTGAAATATCGCATAAAACTAATATATCTATAGGTAACACACCTTGCATTGATTTTTCTAAATCTTTAAGTTCCAAATGTTTAATTATATCTTCTATCGTTTCTTTTTCAAGAATTAAACCTTCTATTTTAGCGATACGCATACGTTCGTAGTAATCAACTCTAAGTTCTTCCCATTCAGTTTCTTCCATGTTATTTGGCAACTTATTAACCTTATCCCAAAACTTTATTTCTTTATCTTCCATTCGCATTAGGTCTTGGTAAGAATCTTGGTCAGCTTCCTTAAAAGGTATACCAGAAACCAACTCACATTCATTTCTAGTGAATATTTGTCTTTCCTTTAACTTTTCAGTTATTTTTTTAGTTTCTTTATCTTTTATCTTAACAATATCTAATAGAATATTATCACGTATTTCTGGGGTAAAACAAACTAATAATGGTTTAACTTTTTTATTAAATGCATCTAAGTAACGAGCAACATTGTACTCATCAGTGAATAATTGGGAATCAATACTTTCCATTCTAAGTTTTAGTGTTTCAATGTCCTCATCATCTTCTTCCAAAGCAGCAACTGCTTTTTTCAACATTTCGAGTTCTTTAATCAGTTCAAAATCACGCTCAACAATCTCTGGGTCTATTAATTTACTGTTTAATTGAACCTCTTTCCTAACAACTGGTAATGACATATCTGGATTTTCCAATTTCCAAGCATCAGCTTGTTTCTTAGTCATTTTATTAATCTCAACTGTTTTTAAGTCACCTTGTGATTTAGTAGTACCAATATTTATGTAATATAAAACATCACCTAAAGTAATATTTAAAGCTTCTCTCATGGCCAATTCCATGTGTGCTTGTTTAGGTAATGGGTTACCAGCTTTATTTTTCATCGTAGCTTTTTTCTTGTAATCAGTCATTGATAACTTAACTTTAGCTTTAGAAGCTATTTTAACCAAAGGTATTTGGTAATTATAAATTCTATCGACATATTCATAATAATAATTAATGAATGAATGACCATCACCGTCTAACAACATACGAATAGATTTACCCAAGAAATCTTCTATGTAAACAGACATTCTTTTAGATTTTACCGAGTTACCTACTAGTTTAATCTTTCCACCAATATCGTTAGCGTAGTTTTTACGAGCAAAATTAATTGTAGAATTACAAATATCGTCAATATCTAACCCCATACGACCTTCCATATAATTTTCGTTAAACTCAGCCAACACAGCATCTAGCCCAGATAATTCTTTTCCAGCATCCTCCGTTGTTTTCCAATGGCTACCCTTGGCTATATATTTTATGTCATTAACGTTGTCTGGAAATGAAAAGTTAAATCCATCGGTATCACCAACTAGTGCACGAAACCCATGTGTTTCAGTAAAGTGTCGAACCATCAAACGTAAATACTGACGACCACGACATGTTGTTTCTTCTGCTGAATCAGTATCACCCCAATTAAAAATATAAGGTGCACCGTATGAACCAAACCATGAGTTGGCAAGAATTTTAAGCGGTAATTGTTTTTTATCGTACAAGTTAGCTAAAGCTTTATGTTCTTGTATTTCTTTTTTAAGTGTTTCTTTTTCTTTGTCTAATAAAGTTTTTTCCTCTTTAAGTTTTGTTTCTAAATTTTTGTAGATTTTCTTTTCTTTACCGTTTAAGAATTTAAACTTATCACGTGTATCAACCACATAAGTTAACATCCCCTCCATCACACCACTAATATCTAATTCTGGGAAAATGTTGTGTGTAAGTTGTGTTTTAGGGTAAAGTGCTGCGTAATCTAGCTTTACCACATTTCTAGCGTATCCTACTTCTAATAGACGAGAAAGACCACCAGTAAAATCTCTTTTAGTTTGTGTTTCTGGAATAGCTAAACCGTTTTCATAAGACCATGCAGCCATAATAAGTTTCCATTGACCAGCAGTACCCATTGTTGATGAACGTTGGAATGTTGTTGGTAACATCTTTGCGATAAGAAAACTGGCTTGGTTGAATATATTATCTATTTGTTCAGTCTCCCAAAGGTCATCACACAAGTATCGTTGTACGATAAATTGACCAGTAGTTTTGATATAATTCTTTTTTAATGGGTTCTTGTCTGTAATTTTAAACCAATCACCATTTTCATTGTTAAAAGCGTAACTGTTTGCCTTATCAGCCCAAGTTGAATTAATTTTATCACCAGCAACATAAACACGATTAGCTTTAGCTATCTCAGAATATTGCGTGATGTACTTTAAACCCCATGATTTAATTTCAGTATTAATTGCCATCGCTCTACGTACAGCATGTGAAATATCAATAATGTTATAACCATACATATGTGTCTGGTTATAAGCTTCCGTTTCACCACCTAACTTAAGTGTTGATGGTTTACGTTTAATCTTAGAAACTCTATTAAGGGTGATAGCTAATTCCGTTATTGGAATAGATAAACGTTCAGCACGTTCAAATAAGAAAGGCCAGTCAAAATTTTCAGAATTATAACCAGTAATTATATCTGGTTTAACCATATCAATTACTCTAAAGAATTTCTGGATGGTTTCTCTTTCTGAATCACGTTTTTCGTAGCCGTTAGTTCCTTTAACTTCCATTACTTCTTCTAAACCTCGATTATCCCTAACCCCAATTTGAAATATTGCATTTTTGCTAGCGTATAACCCCTCAGTTTCTAAGTCAAATTGAAACCTATGCACATCGTCATAATTATCCATCCCTTTAAATAAACGTTTACCTGTTTGAATGAGAAATTGTTCAGTGGGGCTAAAAATAACAAACTCTCGATTGTTGTCTTTACTAAACACATCAACCCCACCCTCTTTAAAAAAATTTACTAGGTTATTGTACGATTTTTTACATGTAGCTATGTACTTGTAACCGTTTTCCATACGTAACGGAATGTTTCCTTCATCATCATCAGTTCTAAGTAACGTGATTTTAACATCGTATTTTCTACATGCTTCGATTATTTTCATACGCTTACCACCGTATAATTTATCAGTTACACTATCCTTAAACCATAAAAATGGCTTATAAGGGTGGTCTTCTAACTTTTTGGTTGGGGTAGCGTCTTTGTTGTTGATTACAAGAGTAACCATTGGTTTATCATAATTAGCTTCTACCGCTACTATGTATTGTTGTGGGTCGTTACCTTGAAGGAAAGACTCAATAAGTTCATTACTTACTTTTGTTTTTGTTTGACTCATTGTTATATTTTTACAAAGGTACTAAACAAAAATGAATCTGACAAGTAAAAACACTAAATATTTTTAACTTTGTATGTTACAAAGTTACGATTTTAATTTTAATATTGCAACTAAACAGTTATTTTTTTACACTCCCATCTAAGATATTGATAAATAACTCTTCCCTAATAGGTACGATTAAATTACCAGAACCATCTAAGAAATCAATTTCAAATTGACCCACATACCTACCAGCGTGGCTAGTTTGGTTTTGATTAAAGTTGAATGTTAAATAAAATTCATCACCTGTACAATCGGTTCTAGGTTCTACTTGTTCAATAGTAGCTAATTTTTTAGCAATACGTTTAACACCAGTTATAACATCGGTCATGGTAAAAAATATATTTGCGTTTTGAATTTTATAGTTAAATTTTTTAAAATCGTTTCTACCATCATTTATTAATTCTAATTTTAATACTGGTAATGTTGAGTCTTTATTTATGTGAAATTCCATAGTTTTTTTAATATAATTTTTTATTCTTTATCTATAATATAAAATTGGTTGTCTCCATCACCAAAAATTGTTAAATCAGTTTCAAGCTATCTATTGCTTGGTAAACCATATTTCCCACCATCTACTTTACAACTGATATCTATATCGTTAAAAGTTATATCACAAATGTTAAACTTAAACTCTGATATTTCACCGATAAAAGTACCAGCAAAATTTCTCTCTATGTTTAAACCTAAATCATTAATATCTTGCCCATCAAAAGTCATGTTTTCTAGCAATCCTTGTGAACCACCTCCAATACTTAGATTAAACGGTACGCCAATTTGTTTGGCGTAATATTCGTCTAATCTTTTAGCTACAAACTCTTCAAAATTATCAAAAACGACTTTTAATCTACAATTAACATAAATCATTAAACGCCCTTTTCTTCTATTTTTACATATTAATTCTTGTTCAGTATACGTTTCATTTGCAACAAAACGTATACTTATTTTACTCCATTCATCATCTTTTACAATACCAGCTGGTGAATAATGTTCATCTATTGTAACACCAGTAACATAAATATCGTCACTACACTGACCAGTTAATTTTAAGCTTCTATAACCAATACTACCATCGTCTTTAATTCTAAAACCAACAGCGTTATCAATTATGTCTACATCTTTATCTACTTCATATTTAGGTTCGCTATCACCACTATAAGAACAAACTGTTTCACGACCATAACCATCACTAGTTCTATTACCACAACCAGTACATGTTTGATTATCTTTTGCTCTACCATAAACCAAAAATGGGTTAGTATAATCTGTTTTTTTTGTTTCTAAACTACTAACAAAAATACCACCACCACTATAAGAACAAACTGTTTCACGACCAAATGGTCGGTTGTCTCTACCCGAACCACATTTGTTGCACTTATAATTATCATCAGCTCTACCATAAATCAAAAATTGGTTTGTGATTTTTTCAATTTTTATTTGTGGGGGACTTAAAGGCACCATAATACTAGATGGTTCATCTAAAATATCAATAGTTGTTTCTTTAATTGTTGTACAAAAATTTGTTATCGTATCAGTACAACCTGTATCAGATGTGCAATTTATTGTGCAGCCTGTATTATTTCCATCAAAAATATTCCAAAATTTATTTTCCGCTCTAGTACCCATGTAAAAGAAAAAACCCTTATTGTTAGGGTATAAGTCATTTAAAGTAGTGCCAGTATGCGATATTTCTGTTTTATTTAACCAAAAATCAGCAACCCACGCTTTCTTAGTCCTAGTAGGTAATACTTCATATGTTGAACCATCTATTTTATAAAAACCTTGATAAAAACCACCGCTTAGCCTTAATTTAGTCCCAATAGGGGTAGTGTCATTAACCAACTCGATAGGGTAAACAAATTGGTTGGTTGAACCACTAACTAAATTTAATTTTAATCTAAAATCATTAGCTGGTATTGTTAAGTTAGTCGTATTTAAAATATCTAATAAACCAATATTAGAATCATCACCAAACGATTTAACATACCTTAACTTACCATTATCTAACCCAGTTAACCCAAAGGTGGGGAAAGTATAACCACTATTAACCGCACCATCCCAAGCTGCTAAACTAACAATGGTTTCTATACCAACACTATTTTGATAAATCAAAGGGTTATTAAAATCATACCATACAGCTAAACAGCCGTTAGAATCTAACCCACCATAATTTATTTCATCTTGGGAATCATTGGCCAAATAAAAGTCCCAATAATCACTATTGGATAATTTTAGGTCTAGTTTGTTAACGTTAAAATTTTTAATATTTCCCATTTTTAAAAGCTTTCTAAGTTAGCACGTTTCCACCCAGTGCTTGTTTTAATATATACGTAATCCTCATCTCTAGTGATGTTACCTAATGTTCCAAACATATCACTAGACGAAGTTGGTGTGTATTGTGGGATTGTTAATGTGTTAGGTTTGAAACCATTGTTTGTGGTCCAGTTACCTTCTGAATCTGTAACTAAATCAGCCGATAAACCAAGACCTTTTGCGTGTAAAACCCTAATTCCACCATCAACCCCTGTTTCTGGTGTACCGTTATAATTCAAATCAATATTATTATCTTCAGCTAATATTGTTTGTGTTTCTAAAAAATGATTAGATGTTGTGCCAGAAGTTATCTCTTTAATTGCCTCAACTAACAAAGGTATTACCCCATCAATATGTAATCCTTTATAACCATCTTCATCTTCATTTGTAAACACCAATAAAGGTTCAACAATTTCTACTTGTTGTGCTATGAAACCTAATTTAATAGCATTAGTTCCAGCATTTCTATCTTTCCATTGATAAGTAACCCCTTGAAGGGCTTTTATTTTAGCCAACGCACCAGTCAATGGTGTTATGTTTTCTTTAAGTCGTTCATCCGAAGTATTGGTAGTAAGATTACCATTGGCATCAATTCTAACATCATTAACAGATGCTTGTGATGAAATTCGCTTAATGTTTAAAAAATCAACATATGTTGTATTTCTTAGGTCCCCAAAAATGTCGTTACCTAAAACGATGGTGTACTCAGCGTCAGCGGTTGAAGCAGAACCATAAACAAATGACATAAAACCATTAGCTATAGTTTCAGAACCACCAGCATATGACCCATAACCATTTGCTTGTGTTCTAAACCCTTCAGCATGTGAATAACTACCAGTTGCTTGTGTTTCAAAACCTTCAGCGTGTGATGATTCACCACTAGCTATTGTGCTTTGACCTTCAGCGTGTGATGATTTTCCACTAGCTATTGTGCCAGAACCTTCAGCATGTGACGCAAAACCAGAGGTTAAACAATTATTTCCTTCTGTAACAGAATAATCGCCACTACCCACACCACCAGAACCACTCAATACTGCTGAAGAAACCCCAGTTCCAGCCACCCAAATATTTGACGTTGACCCACTAGTACCGCCAGAACTAGGTAAAAAACCAACCATACCTTCAGAGTCGATACACGTCAACACATAGCCTACTTGTGGGTCATTTGTAACAATTAATCTATCGGTTCTTGTAATACCAGATACGTCAGCCCATATTGTTCTTCCAGTAAAATCTAAAGTTCCAGCTGATAAATAAAACAAGTTGTTAGTTTGTACTGTACCACTATAATTTCCACTACCTAAATCATCCATAGTTAAAACATCTACATCGTATGAAAAACCAGTATATGTTAAATTTATTAAATTCTCATCAATTACAGTTGTTGTTTCAGAATAAAAAATAGGGTCAATTGTTTGAGTTGTTGCGGAATTAGTGGGTGTTATTGCAGATAAATATGGTTCGCCTAAGACCATAATAGGGTCACCCCAAGTAAAATTTGTTGTTGTGTTATTCCCAGAAAAATCACTTAAAACAAAATAATCTTGAGTGACACCACTAGTTAAAAGGTTTGGACCTGTTGGTAGATTACCAAAAGGTACTCCAAAATTAGTTGCACCAGACAAAACAGTAGTTGTTACTATGTCTTGTTTAACTTGTCTATTGTTAGAAAAATCTAATTTTGTTCTAAATGCCATATTTATAGGTTTTATTATAAATATTCTACTTTTTGAATATATTTATAATAAAACGATAATTTATGGCAACATTTAAAAAGAAACAATTTACTGAATCAGTTGGTGGCGATATTTTTTCTGACGGAAGTGATAGAAACGTTACTAATAACAGTGAAATAGAAACTGGACCAGTTGAAAAACCATACAACGATAATTCTGATTACGAAAAAGGTAGGGCAACAACAACAGATAAAGTATTTGGTCGTTACAGACAAAATATTCCATGGTTTGCTGTCTATAGTTTTGGTGGTTCTAGGACTGGTGGTGTAGCTGTTAATTATGGTTTAAGGGAATATGATGTAAAAACCATTGTAAAAAAGAAAACAGTAGAAGAAAAAATAGAAGATTTGGTTAAAAAAAGTAAAACTTCTGATGTTACAGATAAAAACTATAACCCAAAATTAGCTAAAATGATTGACACAATTAATGATATTGATTTAACCGATACTCAAATTGAAGACGTTAAAAAAGCATTGGATAGTAAAAAAAATGAAAATAAACCAAAAAATATTTAACAATGAACAGGAATATAAAAGACAAAGTTTTAACTACTGGTAAAGAAGAGGGTAAAAAACACCAAGCATATGCTATGGAATTATCTAGACTTAAATCAGCAAAAGAAATTTGTCTTAACACCAAAAATTGTGTTGAATATAACACATTAGGTGGCGATGCTAGATTTAATGAAATTGAAACAGTTGTTGAAAACCCTAAAAAGGCTGATGAGTTCAGAAGAAAAACTCAAAAAGATACAAACCCTAACAATATGTATCAAGATGAAAAATCACCAACTGATATTAATACACCTAGTGTATCTAGGAAAAGCAACCATGATGGTGGTGAAAAACATAAAATATTAAATAACTATCAAGCTTTAAGCGAGGGAATAACAAAAGAAATTTCTGAAATCAGATATTTAATAGAATATATGAATAATAACAAAAAACAAAACTTATAACACATGCCACAAGTTTACAATGGTGGGCAATCCCCACTAGAATTTTATGCAATTAATGGTAACTCATTATATCCTGGTTCTGGTAGATTAGCGATAATCAATCATTCAGCTATCGGTACTGGAAAATACGCTTTCCAAGGACCTTACAAAAACCCTCAAATAACAGGTAATGTAAATGATAAATATAGTGCTACCAATACCAATGCTATCGCTGACCAACAATCACCATATAATGGTAAAGGTACTGGTGACGGTCTTACTCTAGGTGTTTATGCAGCGCCAAAAAATTATAATGGTGGTAACACTGAAGATATTAATGGTACTTTGGGTGTTTTTGGTTCTGGTAGAAACTCCCAAATAACACTTAACGTTGGTACTTGGGGTTATGGTCCTTATCAAGTTGCTGGAGCTGATTACACATTACCTAACACCGCTCTTAATATAGGACAAATAATTATTTAAAAAAAGACAATGAAACTTTACAATCTATTTAAAGAAGTTATATTAGAAGAAATTAACAAAACTCGTCAGATTATTTCTGAGGGTGTAGCTGTTAATGATGTTAAGGCTGCTATAGATGGTAAATATAACGTAAACATTTTATATAGAGATTATGAAGGTCAAGAACCTAGTAAAAGATATGTTCAAGTTTACAATTTAGCTAAGACTAAAGCGGGTAATGATTGTATAAGAGCTTATCAAATTTTTGGTGGTTCTAAAACAACACCAAAAAGTGGTGCTTGGAAAATATTTAGACTAGATAGGATTGAAGGTTGGTATCCAACAAATATGAAATGGCAGAACCCAGTATCTGATATTAATTCAGGTATTCCAACATATAATCAAACAGGTGACAAAAGTATGTCTGTTGTTAATAAAAAGGTTAACCCAGATACATTTACTAGACAAAGAAGCGATATTAGTCAAGCACCAACAAATAAAGAAATATAAAAATAAAAAGAAATATGGAAGCACCAGTACCAGTTAATTTATCCGAATTAAGTGGGATATTAGCAAAATCTAGACAAATAATGTCCAAGGTTGAAAATGAAAAACCAGTTAAGGAATCAAGAGATAGTGTTATGAGAGAAAGTTATGGCTCTGGTTATGATGAAAAAGATGAAAGAGAAGCAATCTATGAAAATTATGAAACACAACAAAATAGTTTTGACCCAACAAATGTTCAAGATTATACTGAAGAACAAGTTATGAATTCTAAATTACCAGCTAACGTAAAAGAAGCTATGATTAAAAATAGAATACCTAGACTTAGTGCTCCACCATCTAAATTTACCGCTGAAGATATTTCTAGAATTACAGGTGCTCCAATTAAAAGACCTACACAATCTAGACCAATGGTTAATGAAAACATTCAAAAACCACAACAAAATTCTGAAATGGTTACTATTAGTAAAACAGAATTAAAAGAAATGATTAATGAGGGTATAAATACTTTCTTCAAACAAGTTTATAATAAAACTATAACCGAGGAAACTATTAAGAAAACAATTAACTTGCTAATCAAAGAAGGTAAAATAACACTAAAAAAGAAATAATATTAATAAAAAGACCCATATGGGTCTTTTTCTATTTACTAATGTTTTTAATAACTTATATTTGGGTATTAATAAAACTTTATACAAATTAACGAAAATTAATAAAAAAAAAATAAAATAATAAAAATGAAACAAAATAAAACAAACATCACCCCAGTTGGTCGCAAAATAAAGGTATTAGTAATACCTAGCGACAGAACTGGGGTGAGCTGAAAAGTTACTTTAGAAGCACCAACCCACATATTGCGTTAGAAAATAAATACCCATCGGAATTCCATGTTGACGTGGATTACGAACCACAGTTAAATAATGACGATTGGTTAAAACAATACGATATCATTCACTATCATAGAACACTTGGCCCATACGAACAAATGGAATCTTTAATTGAAAAATTTAATTCTTTGGGGATTGTTTCTATTATGGATTTAGATGATTATTGGGCACCAGGCACACACCACCCAGCATATCATTTAATTAAAAATAATGAAATCGATAAAAAAATACTTAACAACCTTAAAGTTGCTAAAAATATTACAACGACTACTAATTTATTTGCTGACGAAATAAAAAAATTTAATAAAAATGTTTTTGTTTTACCTAATGCCATTGACCCCACAGAAAAACAATTCACACCAAACTTACAAAAATCTGACAGAATTAGAATTGGGTGGTTAGGTGGTTCTTCACATTTAAAAGATTTAGAAATACTTAACAATGTTGTTGGTTGTTTAAGAGCGGATGGTTTATTAGATAAAGTACAATTTGTATTATGTGGTTTTGATACTAGAGGTACACATACAATGATTGATAGTATTACTGGTGAACAAAAAACTAGGGCTATTAAACCATTGGAAAGCGTTTGGTATAAATATGAACAGATTTTTACTGATAACTATCAAACGATTAGTCCAGAGTATAAAGATTTTTTAATGAAATTTACTTTAGATGAGTACCCTAATATTAGTAATGAACCGTATAGACGTGTTTGGACTAAACCAATTTCTACATATGCTTCAAACTATAATTTATTTGATATTTCTCTAGCACCTTTAGAAGAAAACATATTTAACAAAGTTAAAAGTCAATTAAAAGTAATTGAAGCTGGTTTTCACCATAAAGCTATTATAGCGCAAAACTTTGGGCCGTATAAAATTGATTTAAAAAATACAATCAAATATGGTGGTGGTTTTGATATGACAGCCAACAGTGTATTGGTCGATTCAAATAAAAACCATAAAGATTGGTATTCAGCGATAAAAAAATTGATTCAAAACCCAGAAGTTGTGACAGCATTACAAGAAAATCTTCACAATACAATTAAAGACATCTACTCTATGGATAAAGTTACCGAACAAAGAAGAACTTTATACTTAGATTTACTAAATAACAAAATAACAAAATAACAAATCATGAGTAAAAAAAACGATTTAAAATTAGTATTTGACTTTATAGCTGAATACTTAACTAGCGATGAAGAGCAAACAGAAGTAAGAAAAGGTAAGGGTTTATTAATCGAAGATTTTAACCCTAAACTTAACACAGAAATATCTGATGACGTAATAACTAAATTAAAATCACCGATTGATAATATCGGTGCTGATGCTAGTTATATTAAAAACTTAATGGATAGAGTTGAAACTAAAACAAACGACCAAGCACACATAAACAATCAATTAGCTATTCAACGAAAAGAATTTGGTGTTGAAATTAAAAAACTTAAAGAAAAAATTTCTGAAGATTTAAAAACAGAAAAACTTAATGAAGAAGGTATTGTTGTTTCTGGTGGTACTATTAATGTAATCACTGAAAATGGTGTTGAAAAAGTTATTGTTGATGATACAGTTTCTAAAACTACATATGAAAAAAAACCTAAAAAACAATACTAAAAGACTTGTTTTTTAGGTTTTTTGTTCGTATATTTGTAAAAAATATATAACACATTTAAACAAAAAAAACAATGTCTTTAGAACAAGAAAAAATCGTTGCTAACACAAAAAAATATTTTGATACTGCAACAAAATTAGGTTTCATGAACAATGAGTTGATGACCTTCTTAGGTGAAGCTTTTATCAAAGCGCCAGCATCTACCATGGAATCATTACACAACGCTTTTGAAGGTGGTCTTATTGACCATTCATTAAGAGTGGCACAGTATGCTGTGTTAATAAACAAAGCCTTACCAGAATCTGAACAAGTAGACCAAGCATCTTTGCTTAAGGTTTGTCTGTTACATCAAATAGGTAAGACCAACCTATACACGCCATGTGCTTCTGAATGGCACCGTAAGAATCAAGGTAAGATGTATGAATTCAATGAGGATTTAGTGTCTATGCGAGTAAGTGAACGTAGTCTTTATTATGCTTTATCCCATGGTATTTTATTCAATGAAGAAGAATACGCTGCTATTATTATGTTTGATAAAAAAGATGATAAAATGGCTGAATACCATAATACCATCTTAGGTGAGTTATTAAAAATGGGTAATACGTTTGCTATTAAACATGAAAAAAACAAAGCTAGTAAATAATGGTGATAGTTGAAAAAATGAGAGCAAGACTTTTAGAAGTCGTAGACCCAAACAATCCTTATTCGCAAGAAGATTTCGATAACGAATTTGCTAGTAATTTGTCAACCATTACTGTTGATGAAGATTATTATAAAATAAAACTAAGCTTTTTAAATAAATCAACCAATGAAGACCCACAGTACGAAACTGTTGGGTCATCTGGTTTTGATTTAAGGGCTAATTTAATTGGAAAATTAGTAATACCATCTGGTAAAAGAGAAATAGTACCAACTGGATTATTTTTTGAAATCCCAGAAAGTTTTGAAATTCAAATAAGACCACGTAGTGGTTTGGCTGCTAAAAACGGGGTGACTGTTTTAAATACACCTGGAACTATAGATGCGGATTATAGAGGTGAAATAAAAATTATATTAATCAATCTAGGTAGTGAAGATTTTATAGTTAACCATGGTGATAGAATAGCGCAAGGGGTTGTAGCGGCTGTAAGTGCAAAAAACATTATTAAATTAACAAAGGTTAATGAAATCTCCGTAAATACACAACGTGGTGAAGGTGGTTTCGGTTCAACTGGTTTAAACTAAACAACATGATAAATAAATTTGATTTTAACGATATATTAATTAAACCAAGTAAAACGTCTGATATAAAAAGTAGACAAGATATAAACCCAAGACGAACATTTTTTTTACCGCTTATAACTGCACCTATGGATACAGTTATAAGTGAGAAAAACAAGTTGATTTACTCTAATCTAAACATAATTACATGTTTACCTAGAGGTGAAAAAAATAATAGTGATTTTGAATCTTATTCATTGCGAGAAATAGAAGAAGAATTAAACTCTAAACGTTTAAAATCAAATGGATTTTATTTAATAGATATAGCTAATGGTCATATGTCAAGATTAATCACCGTCACTAAAAAAATTAAAAGAACTTTACCTAAAGTTACATTAATGGTTGGTAATGTTGCTAACCCAGAAACTTATGTTGAGCTATCTAACGCTGGTGCCGATTATATTAGGGTTGGTATTGGTAACGGTGGTGGTTGTTTTGTTGGTGAAACAAAAGTAATAACAAAAGATGGTGAAAAAGACATTAAAGATATTATAATTGATGATTTAGTTTTAACACACACTGGTGAATTTAAACTAGTATCTAGTACTTTAGCTTATCCAACTAGTGAATCATTAATAAAAATAAATGAAACAATTTCAACTAAAAAACATGAATATTACGTTGTAAATAAAAAATTTTCTAATTTAGTTAATGATAATAATATTCATGAATATGCCGAATGGTTAAGTGCCGATTTACTAACTAAAGAATATTTTTTATTGGAATACGTAACTAATGTCTGACCTTTTAATTAGTTCGACATATTTATAATTAAAGATATGTTAAAAGAAAAATTTAATGAGGGTAATAAATGTTTAGAATGTGGTGTTGTATTTAAAAAAGACACTAATAATAAAAATTATTTATCTTTCATAAGTCATTTAAAAAAAGACCATAATATTAGTAATAGTGAATATTATTTAAAACATTATTTGAATAATAAAATAGTTTTATGTGGTTGTGGTTGTGGTAAAAAAACTAATTATTTTAAAGGTAAATTTTTAAAATATTATTCTAATCATAAAAATTTTATTACCCCATCTGAAGATACTTTATTTAAAGTAAATAAATCAAAAAAAGAGTATAATAATATTGACAATTTAATAAAAAAAACTGGTATTAGTTTTGAGACAATAAATAGAACATTCGATGAGTTTATAAGGTTAGAAAAACCAATTAGTGTTTTGAGTAAAGATTTATTTATAGATTTTAGAACATTAAAAAGTTATTGGTTTAAATTAGGTCTTATTAAAAATAAAGAAGAATTTAAGCGAATCTCTTTAAAATCTAAAGTTAAGTGGATGGTAAACCCACTTAAACCTAACGATACAATTATCAATATTCTAAATGAAAATATTTTAATTTTAAAAAAAGAATTAGAGAGTAAAGAGAAATTAACGTTTAATGATATTATAACAATAATAGGTGTTGATGTTAATAAAAATTTTTTAAGTTTTTATTTAAAAGAAAAATTATCATATAATGAGATTAAAAAAATAAAATTTATTAAACAAAGTCAGATTGAAATTGAGTTTCAAAACGTTTTAAAATTTTATTTCGGCAAATCAATTACTGGTTCTTTTGAATTAGATGGTAGAGTTTTCGACTATAAGTTAGGTAATAAAATATTAATAGAGTTAGATGGTGAATATTGGCACTCTAAAGAAGAAGCTAAAAAAAATGATTTATTAAAAAATAAGATAGCTGAAAAAAATAAATTAATATTAATAAGAGTTAATGATAAAGAGGTTAAATCTTTAGGGTTTATTAATAAATTAAAAAAAATATATGATGAATTTAAATAAATATAGGTTAATAGAAATTTCTACTATTGAGGAAATTAATAATGATAATTATGAAATGGTTTATGATTTAACTATTGAGGATAATGAGTCATACACAGCTAATAAAAATATAGTTCATAACTGTTCAACAACTGTACATACAGGTGTTGGTTACCCTATGGGGTCCTTGGTTCAAGAATGTTACGAACTTTCATGTACTTTAGATAAACCAGCCAAAATTGTTGCTGATGGTGGTATGCAGAATTATAGTGATATAATTAAAGCATTGGCTTTAGGTGCTGATTTTGTTATGATTGGTAGTTTATTTAATAAAGCTATAGAATCATGTGGTGATAACTATTTGTGGAAACATATCAAGGTGTCTCAAAATATAGCTGAAAAAGCTTACAAATTAAAAATACCTGTTTATAAAAAATTTAGAGGTATGAGTACTAAAGAAGTTCAAAAGAAATGGGGTAAAGTTGTTCCAACTACGTCTGAAGGCGTTATTCGATATAGAAAAGTTGAATATACGTTACAACAATGGACAAATAATTTTGAAGATTATTTGCGTTCAGCCATGAGTTATTCTAACGCTAAAAATTTGATAGATTTTATTGGTAAAGCAGAAATAATAAAAATAACGGATAACGCTTATAACAGATTTAAAAAATGATAACGGTAATATATTGTACTAGAGAAAGTAAACCAGAACATAAAGAACATCTAATTAAGACTTCTGGACTCCATAAACACATCGAGGTAATCGAAATAATCAATAATGGTGAATCACTAACTCAAATATATAATCGTGGGTTAAAACAAGCTAAAAACGATATCGTTGTGTTTTGTCATGATGACTTAACTGTTGAAACCAATCAATGGGGTAAAAAACTAATCAAAATGTTTGAAAAAAACCCAGAATTTGGTATTATAGGTGTTGCTGGGTCTAAAAACATGCCAGTATCTGGTCAGTGGTGGGAAAACCCTAAAAAAATGTATGGTCGTGTCGCACACACACACGAAGGTAAAACTTGGTTATCTGCTTATTCCGATGACTTAGGTCAAATACTGGAAGAAGTGGTTGTTTGTGATGGTGTTTGGTTTGCGTTAGACAAAACGAGAATTAAAAAAGAATTTAACGAAAATGTAGAAGGATTTCATTTTTACGATGTAACCTTTGCGTTCGAAAATTATTTAGAAGGTGTTAAGATTGGCGTTACCACAGCTATCAGAATCAACCATCAATCTATCGGTATGACTAATGAAGCTTGGGATAAAAATAGAACTGACTTTTCGGAAACCTACCAAGGACATTTGCCAGCTAACATAAAGAGAGTATTAAGAAAGGGTGAAAAATTAAATGTCCTTATTGGTTGTTTGAGTTTTGCCAATTTTACTGGTTCCGAACTTTATGTTTTTGAATTAGCTAAACAATTAGTAAAAAAAGGTTGTGAGGTTAGTGTATGTTCGAATATTGGTATGCCATTGGCTGGTTTAGCTAAATCTATTGGTATTAAAATGTATAGTTTACAAGAACCTCCTGGTTTTAAGTTAGGTGATGGTAAATGGTTATTAAAGTCTCCTCAAGGTGATGTAGTTTCACAAGAAAATACGCTATATAATATTTCAAAAATTAATTTTGATATTGTTCACTTAAACCATAAACCAGTAACCGAACACTTACTAAGACTGTATCCAAATACGCCAGTTATTTGTTCAATTCATTCAGAAGTTATATCATTAGAAGAACCAGTTATTTCTGAGTCTATTAAACAATATATTGCTATTAGGCAAGAAATAAAAGACCATATCATAAATTCGTTTGGTGTTCCAGAGGACAAGGTTTGTGTTATTCATAACCCTATCGATGGTGATAAATTTAAAATCACTAATTCAAACGAAAAACGTGAAAAGAAAAGAATCCTTTTTGTTGGTACAATTGATTACCTTAGAAAAAATACTATACAAGAACTTATAAATAAAACCAAAGAAGAAAATCAAGAACTTTGGATTGTTGGTAAGAAAAACGACAAGTATTTAGATGAAACGATAAACAATCAAGAACATGTTAGTTATTTTGAACCGACAGCTAATATTGAAAAATTCATTCATCAATGTGATGAAACAGCTGGTATTCTTTTAGGTAGAACAACAATTGAAGGTTGGATGTGTGGTAAAGCTGGTTGGATTTATGATGTTGATTCTAGTGGAAATGTTTTAAGTCAAAAACTACACCCTGTTCCAGAAGACATTGTTAAATTTGATAGTAAGTCAATTACGGCAGAAATAATAGAAGAATACAAAAAAATATTAGAATAATGGAAGGTATTACGGTGATATTGAATGGTTTTAAAAGACCACAATTCCTAAAACAACAGATTGATACTATAAACAATCAAACGGTTAAACCGAAAGAAATTATGTTATGGCAAAACAACGTAGAAGGTTTTGATTCAGAATTAACAGATTCAATCACAACTGCTTCGTGTAATAAAAACTTAGGTGTGTGGGCAAGATTTGCATTTGCACTTAACGCTAAAACAGAATATGTTTGTGTTTTTGATGATGACACCATACCAGGTAAAATGTGGTTTGAAAATTGTTTAAACACAATGGAGACGCATGAAGGGTTGTTAGGGACGATTGGTTTGGTTTATAATAACGAAGACGGTTACTTACCTAATGTTAGACACGGTTGGGATAATCCTAATTTAAAACCCATTAGAGTTGATATAGTTGGTCATGCTTGGTTTTTTAAAAGAGAGTGGTTATCAACATATTGGAGAGAATTACCACCAGATGGTTTTGATTTCGTAGGTGAAGATATGCACTTTTCATACATGTTACAAAAATACTTAGGTTTAAATACGTATGTACCACCTCACCCACCACACGTCCCAGAAATGTGGGGTAGTACAAAGGGATGGGAAATGGGAACCGAAAAAAATGGTTTATCATTGGTGCCAGCAAATATTAACAAAATGAATGAGTATTACAAACATTTGGTACATAATGGGTTTAATATTATAAATTCAAAGTAAAAAAAAATATATGAAAAATTTTAAAAACGAAATAGAGGTTTTATTTGAACGCTTAAAAAATAGGGCACCGTTTTCTTTTAGTAAGTTTGCAGATGGTGAATGGTTGATGATGAGAGATATGCCAGTTAATAATGGTGAATTTAATTACACTAAAGATGATAAATTTTATCGTCAAAAATTAACTGAATCATTTCAATATAAAGATAACGATTATTACGTTGGTGTAAGTTGCCCATGTTGTACTGGTTCAGACCATAGAGATATGATTGATTACAGTGGACAAGACGATAACAACTTAACTTTTGCGAATATTTTTGTGAACGCTAATTATGATTTTTATTGTGAGAATTTTATCGATGAATATAAAAAATGGGCTGTTTATTTAGTTGCGAATAAAAACGCTAAAATTGAAAACTTGCCATTTAAAATTGAAAAATTTTACCCAGTTGAAAATACTGCTTGGAGGGAAAATTATGAATTAATTGAGGAAATTAAAAAAGAAAATACTATTGGTAAATTATTTTTATTTGCGTGTGGACCATTTGGTAATATGTTATCCCATCAATTATGGGAAACGAATAAAAATAACACTTATTTGGATATAGGGTCAACACTAAATCCATGGTTGCAAAGCGAAGGGTTTAAAAGAGATTACTACATAAAAAATGAAAACTCAATATATTCTAATAGAATATGTGTTTGGGGTGATAAATAAATAAATAAATAAATAAATAAATAAAATGGGAAACATTAATTTAGGGTATTATACGGTAACACATGAGACTACTGGTGGTGTGTGTGTAGATGTTGGGTGTAATTTAGGTGATTTCACTGACAAATATAAAAAACATTTTAAGAAAATATATTTTATAGAGCCTCAAAAACAATTATTTGATAATCTAATAACAAGGTTTGAGTTAGATGAAAACATTTACGGTTTTAATTTAGCTGCGTGGTCAATTTCAGATATTGAGTTAGAATTAGTTGGTCATAGTAACAATGACCATGGGTCTGTTGGTGTTAAAAGCGAATTATTAAATAGTGATTGGGGTGATAATGTTGTGAATAAAGTTAAATCTGTAGATATCAACACATTATTCGGTAAAATAAATGAAAAATATATTGACTACATGAAAATTGATTGTGAAAATTCAGAATATGAATTTTTATTAAATAAAGATTTGTCTAATATAGGTTATATTGGGATAGAATTACACAATCAAATGGGTATAGGTAAATATACAAGTTTAATTGATTGGATTCAAGTTACGCACGAATTAGTTAATGGTGATTTAACCTACAAGGTTAATTGGAATAATGAAGTACTTTTTAAAAATAAAATAAAATGATTTTATTAACTTACGGTACTCGACCAGAATTCATCAAAATTAAACCTTTGATTGACGAAATGGAAAAAGAAAATATTCCATTTAAAATATTATTTACTGGTCAACATAAAACAATCTCAAACGGTATATTTGATTATTATTTAAGTGGATTAGACTATGGTAAAAATAGATTAGACAGTATTATAATGAACTGTATGAATATACCAGATGAGTTTTTAAATGACATAACACACATTTTAGTACAAGGTGATACAACATCAGTTACGGGTTTAGCGTTATCTGCTTTACATAGACAAATCCCTGTTATCCATTTAGAGGCTGGTTTAAGGACTTATGATACCGAAAACCCATATCCAGAAGAGAACAACAGAAGAATCGTTTCTACGATAGCTAAAGTGCATCTATGTCCTACTGAATTAAACCGTAAAAACCTAGAGAGCGAGCATACGTTAGGTGATATCTATGTTGTTGGAAATACTGTGTTGGATAATTTAATCCATTACAAAGACAAATGTGAATACACAGATAAAGTTTTAGTTACGCTTCACAGACGTGAAAACCATGACCAAATCGATTTATGGTTTAATGAAATCAATAAATTGGCAAAAGAAAACCCAGAACTTGAGTTTATTTTGCCAATTCACCCAAACCCTAATGTTTTAAAACACAAAGATATTTTAACGAACGTCACAGTTATCGAACCAATGACACATTCTAATTTATTAGAGTTGTTGGTTAAAACAAAAATAGTAATCACAGATAGTGGGGGTCTTCAAGAAGAATGTTCTTTCTTTAATAAAAAATGTTTGGTATGTAGAAAAATTACTGAAAGACCAGAATCTATTGGTTTAAGTAGTTATATGGTAATTGAACCTAGTGATTTAAAACCAAGTTTCGATTCTCAAATAAAGGAATATATTATCGATGTTGAATCACCATATGGGGATGGTGGTTCATCGAAAAAAATAATTGAAATTTTTAAAAAAATATTATAATGGGTATTAAAAAATGGATGGGTATTTTATCGTTATCGTTAAGTAACGTTGAAAAAAATGCTCTTAGTCAAATAGGTGGAGCGTTAAGTGATGATGTTTCACAATCTTGTAGGTTAACTCAAGGACAATTAGCTGATTCATTAATCAACGGTGAAATAACACAAGAAGTTTTAAATTTAAAATGGCGAACATATAAAATACTTAAAGCAAGTGAAGGTGTTACAGCTAAAATTATTGGTTACGATAATGATGGTATGCCAATTACTAAAGTAATAAAACGAAATAATAAAAAAGCTCTTAAAAAAGTTAAAGTTGATGAAGTAGATACTTTTATTGTTGAAATGGTTATTGATAATAGTGAAATTTCTTCTGGAAGCAATCAAGTTATGAATAATGAATATGTGAGTATTTACGACCAAGTTAATATAAATCATGGTGATGATGGTGAAATAATTAGTGCTAGCCATGGCGAAATAGATGGTTTAGAGTACTTTGCGACAAACAAAGCGGGAAAACCTATTAAAATAATTAGAAACGAAGCCTCTAGTTTTTCGATAGAAAACTTTACAAAAAAATTAGTCGTTAGAAAAATAAGTAAAACAAAAAAAATGTTGGAGTTTTATGTTAGTGTTTATCCAGATGAATATAACAGAACTAGTCGTTTATTTATTAGCGCTATAAAAAAAGCTATTGAAAACCCACAACATTCTAACATGTTAAATTTTAAATCTGTTGAGTTTGTAACGTATAAATCTTTAGGTGTTTCTGATTTTTTAGAATTTGAATACGAAATCGAATCTTTTGATAAAATTATAGAGTTTAATGGGTCATATGTTATTAAGTTCATCGCCAACACTATAGTAAACGGTAAAGACATAATGGAGGGACACAGAGTGGAAGAACTCGATAAAAAATATGCTGATAAAACTAAAAAATAAAATAATTGATAATATGAGCTATATTTATTAATAAAACAAATTTATGTCAAAAAAAGTTTCAACACCGTTAAAAACAACTGCTGCTAAACCAGCTAGAACCACTAGAACTAAAAAAACAGAAACTAACGAAATTGTTTCTTCGGCACACATAAAACAAGACTTACTTAGCCAGATAAAAATAGATTTAAAACATAAGAATGAGGTTCAGAAAAAACTTACCCAATCAATCAAAAATGGTGATGTAACTATTTGTACTGGCCCAGCTGGTACTGGTAAAGCCCAACCACTTGATTCATTAATTTTAACCCCAAAAGGGTATGTTAAAATGGGTGATATTAATGTAGGTGATGAGGTTATTGGGGTTAATGGTACCCCTATATTAGTAGATGGTGTTTACCCACAAGGTGAAAAAGAAATTTATTTAATTTCTTTTTCAGATGGAACACAAACTGAGTGTTGTGGTGAACATTTATGGTTTACTCAAACCTATGAAGAGAGGAATAAACGTAAAAGAGTAACTGATGATAATGGGAAACGTATTTATATCGGTAAAAATCCAAATAAAGGTTCAGTTAGAAATACGATTGATATTATGAATTCGTTAGTTGTTGGTAAAAAATCACAAAAAGTTAATCACTCAATTCCAATTGTTAAACAAATTGAATTTAAAACCAAAGAAGTTACTATTGACCCTTATTTATTAGGTTGTTTATTAGGTGATGGTGGTTTTACCACACCAGCAATATCCTTAACAACAAATGATGTACAAATTGTTGAAACGATTTCTAATATTTTACCAAAAAATCATATTCTAAAAGAAAAATATGGTCAAAATTATATTATAAAGTCGGTTGGGGTTAAAAAAAATGATATAACAGAGTATTTACGTGAAGTTAATTTATTTGGATTAACTTCTTCATACAAATTCATTCCAGAAGAATATCTAATTAACGATACTAACACTAGATTAGAAATTTTAAGGGGGTTATTAGACACTGATGGTTCCGTGGATACAAAAACTGGTACACCGTTATTCTATTCTACTTCTGAGAAGTTAATAGATGGAGTAACCTTTATAGTACAATCACTTGGTGGTATAGTTAAAAAAACACAAAAAATAGGTAAATATAGAAAACTAAATGGTGAGGTAAAAGAATGTAAGGTTATTTATTCGCTACATATTAACTTACCACTAGGGGTAATACCATTTAAATTAGATAGGAAAATAAATCTAATGAAACAAAGAGTTAAATATTTTCCTATTCGGTATATTAAAAATGTTGAACTAATAGGTAAGAAAAAGGCTCAATGTATTTCTGTAAATGACGAAAACCATTTATATTTAACAAATGATTGTATTGTAACGCACAACACCTTATTAAGTGTTGCTGAGGCGTTAATCTTATTAAAAACTCACCCAGAAATTTATTATGAAATCAAACTAGTTAAATCAATCATTCAACTTAAAGATGAGGATTTAGGTACTTTACCTGGTGATGAAAGAGATAAATTAAAATTTATTATGATGTCTTTCTTTGATGCTTTCTATAAACTAATAGGTGAAGAACTAACTAATAAATTGTTAGATGCTGGTTACATAAAAATGGAGGTTTTTGGTTCTATTCGTGGTAGGTCACTATCAAACTGTATCGTGTTATTTGATGAATTTCAAAACGTTACCGATAACAACGGAAAAACACTTCTTACTCGTTTCTCTGAAAACACCAAAGTAATAGCTCTAGGTGATAGTAATCAAGTAGATTTAAAAAAACCAGAATCTAGTTGTTTAGGTGAGTTAGTCAGAATGGCTAAATTACACCCAGAAGAAGGTGTTAATGTGGTTGAATTTACTGAAAATGAAGTTGTTAGACATAGGTTAACAAAATATTTTATAAACATTTTTGAACATAAAGACTACAAAAAAATTACGGTACCAAAACCATCATCAAGTAGAATAATTAAAAAATCTGGTTTTTTTAGTTTTTTAAACTTTTTAAAAAAAAAAATAGATAATTTATAAAATTTACTTTACTTATTGATGACTATCCCGTAAATTGGTATCATGAAAATAGGTATAAGTATAAATGAGGTTTTAAGAGATTTTATCGGCCAATTGGTTTACACATATGATAAGTATATTGGCGAAACTAATTTAACAGAAGAAGACGTTACTAATTTTAATTTAATAGAACATTTTAAATTCGATAACGTTAACAAACTTAATTCGTTTCTATATTTAGAAGCACCTCTAGAAATTTTTGGTCATGCTGACCAAATGTCTGATGGTTTAATTAACCATTTTAATAATTTTATTATGGATATTGTCGATGATGATGAACACCAAGTTGAATTGGTGAGTCGTGAAATCGATAAAAGTATCCCGTCTACCTATTTCTTCTTATCTAAAACCAGCTGTAGAATCGGAAACATTAGATTCGTTAAACAAAACTCTGATGAATGGGGTGATTGTGACGTATTAATCACCGCCAACCCAGTAGCTTTAGAAAATAAACCTTCTGGTAAAATAAGCGTGAAGGTCAACGCATCTTACAATAAAAAAGTTGCTTCTGATTATCAGATTGACTCAATTTTGGATTTTATTAACGATGAAGAACTTAGAAATAGGATTTTAACAACGACAACAATAACAACAACTTACGAAGAAATTTAAAAATATGATTGAATTTGGAGGAATAATCTATCAACTAGATTTAGATGCTTTAAACGAAGCGATTAAAATAAAAGGTCAAAACTCTAAAGACATTGTTGAAAGAGTTGAAAAAACTTATACTAACGAAAAAGGTGAAGTTACTGGTGGTGAAATATTAGAAACGTTTAGAGGTCGTTTTCCTCTTTTAGATTCTAATAAATACGAAATAATAAGAATGTTAATTGATATTCTTATGGATGACGTAGATGAAGAACCAGACGATTCATTAGGTATTGAAAGAGCTTTAAGTAAAAAACCAGTATCGTATAGAATAGCATTCAACACGCTAAAAAATTATAAAATATTAAAAGAAATATAACAACCCAAAAACAAAAAAAATGGAAGGACAAACAAAACAAATTGAAGAACAAATCGATAACGTTACCAAAGTAATCAAAAATTTAAAAAATAAAGATTTTAATGTTTATTTCTTTACTCTAGACACTAAAGGTAACCCTACAGCTGGTATCGCAAATATCTATGAGCATGTTAAAATGCTTAATGAATTAGGTTATAATGCCGCTATTCTACACGAAAAAAACGATTATAAATTAAAAGCCGATGAAAATGGTCAAGGAATTAGTGAATGGTTAGGTGAAGAATATGCTTCATTACCACACATTTCAATTGAAGGGCAGAATTTAAATATTAGTCCAGCTGATATTATTGTCATACCAGAAATATTTTCAAATGTTATGGACCAAGTAAAAGGGTTCCCATGTAAAAAAGTTGTTTTCTCGCAAAGTTATGATTACTTATTGGAGTTATTACCTATCGGTAAAAGATGGAACACTGATTATGGTTTTAATGATGTAATAACGACTTCAGAAAAACAAGCTGATTATTTAAAATCACTATTCCCATCAATCAACACACAAGTTGTACCAGTATCAATACCCTCTTATTTTAAAGATAGTGATAAACCTAAAATCCCAGTTGTGTCAATCCTTACCAGAAACCAAGGTGATGCGGCTAAAATTGCAAAATCATTTTATTTACAATACCCAATTTATAAATGGGTTACTTTTAAAGAATTAAGGGGTTTGCCTAGACAACAATTCGCCACTGAATTAGCTAAATCTTGTTTAGCTGTATGGGTTGATGATACTTCTGGTTTTGGAACATTCCCTTTAGAAGCTATTGAGTGTAACACAACGGTTATCGGTAAAATGCCTAATCTTATCCCAGAATGGATGGAAACTAAAGATGAAGAAGGTAATTTAGTTATCAATAATAATGGTGTTTGGACAAACACAACTATGAATATTCCAGAATTAATTGCAACCTATTTAAAAGTTTGGTTAGAAGACTCCGTACCAACTGATTTGATTGAGGGAATTAAAGGCTCACAAGGTTTATACACAGAAGAAAAACAAAAAGATGCGTTATCTAAAGCGTATGATACTTTAACGAATAACAGAATCCTAGAAGTTCAAAATTCTTTAGCTAAATTAGAAGAAGCTAAAACACAAACAACTAACGTTTAATTAAATATAAAATAAAAAAAGAAAAATGGAAAAACAAACACAAATAAGCGTTATCCTTCCAGTTCATGATTTGAACGAAGTAACAAAACCTATGTTTCAAAACGCAATCCAAAGCGTTACAAACCAAACAGTGCAACCAGACAAATTAATTATTGTTGTACCTAAAGGAAGTGAAACAGCAAAATACATCAAATCTTTTGATTTTGGTGAAAATAAAAAATTAGTAGTTATCGCTGAAAATGATGGTGCTACTGATTTTGCCTCGCAAGTTAATTACGGTGTTTCCGTTACCAAAACAGAATGGTTCTCTATCTTAGAATTCGATGATGAATATGCTAAGATTTGGTTCAAAAATGTTGTTGAATACATAGATGCACATAGCAACGTTGATTTATTTTTACCAATTGTAATTGATGTAGATTCAGTAGGAAACTTTATTGGTTTTACCAACGAAGCAGTTTGGGCCAACAGTTTTTCAGATGAGTTAGGTATTTTAGATAACAATGCATTATTAACCTATCAAAACTTTAATATTGATGGAATGGTTATTAAAAAATCTACTTATGAAGAATTTGGTGGGTTTAAACCTAGTATTAAATTAACGTTTATCTATGAGTTTTTATTACGTATGACATTCAAGGATGTTAGGGTAATGGTTGTACCTAGATTTGGTTACAAACACGTAAACCAAAGACCAGGTTCTTTATTCTCATACTACAAAGAAACTCTAGACCCAATTGAAGCTAAGTGGTGGTTATCAACAGCAAAAAAAGAATACTATTTTCCAAAAGATAGACAGATAACATACGATTCACAAAGTTAATAAATGATTATAAAAAGAGGGCGTAAAAGAAAAAATGATATGTACTTTGGTCCAGAGGAAGAAGAAGCGGTCGTTAAATTTTTAGAGTCAGATAGTGAAACAGAAAGAAATGTTATTTTTAATGAATGGTTAAAAGCGCCATTAGATAAGATGATTGAATCAATTATCAGAAGGTATAAATTATATAGAAAGGGTGAAACTTTTGAAGAACTTCATGGTGACACCGTTTCTTTTCTGATAACTAAAGTGCATAAATTTGAAACTGGAAGAGGGAAAAAAGCTTATTCGTATTTTGGAACAATAGCCAAGAATTATATTCTTGGGTTATTAATAAAAGATGAAAAATACATGAAACAGACATCATCTTATGAAGATATGTCGTCAAGTATAGAGGAAAGGTCAGATATGACTTATGTTATTGATGGTGATGAGCTTATGATGGATAATTTTTTAAAAAAATTATCTAGTGGTATCCAAGAAGAAATGAACGATGAAAACCAACCACAAAAAAAGAAATTAAATGATAATGAAAGAAAAGTGGGGTTAGCTCTTATCGAAATTCTAGAAAACTGGGAAACAGCGTTTGAATCTATGGACGGTGGTTCTAAATATAATAAAAATTCTGTTTTAGAAACCATGAGAAATTACACCAACTTATCGACAAAAGATATTAGATTGGCTATGAAAAGATATAAAGAGCTTTATGAGTTATTAAAACACCATGGTTTATAGAATTATTACGATAAAACCAAACTAACAGGTATTTATAGTAAAACAAAAATCATGGGAAGAAAGAAAAAACAAGAAGTTAAAGTAAATAACAATGAATCGCTAGAGGGTTTAATGCAAGAAACCTATAACGATGCGTGTCTACAAATAAATGACGCTCAAAAAACAATCAATGAATTGTCAGCTAGCGCTACCCCAGTAGATATTGATGATTTAACTAAAGTAGCTAAAGAAAAAGGTGGTTTATTAAAAATAAAAGATTCAGCTATTAGGATAAAATTAGAATTGGCTAAACTACAAAGCGATATCATCAAAAATAGAGGTGATGCTGAGGGTGCTATTTCTGAAAGAAGTAACGGTTCCGCATCTCTTAGTGATTTTAAAACTATTCGTGAAATGTTGAAAAACAAAGGAATTGAAGAAGAAGAAGAAAACAAATAATAAATTAAACCCACTAACGTTTAGAAATTAGTTTTAATAAAAAAACATTATGAGTGTCTTAAATAAAAAAAGAAAAATCTTTGGAAATATTGCTGCCGCTAAGACTTTGACAGAATCGATGCCAAATTTAAAACTAAGCTCATCGTTTCCTTCGGTTAATAACAATGGGGATAGCATAACTTTCCTAACTGACCTAATCCAATCTTTGATTGGGTATGCTGCGTTAATAAAAGCATTGGTTGACACTCTAACCCACTCAATCGAAGAAATAGAAGTGGAGGTTAAAAAAGCACTTAAAACAGAATTAAAAAGTATTGTTAGTTGCGGTATAGACCCTAGTTTACCAGCCTTTATTAAATCAAACACCACTACTGGTATAGTGATTGAAGTTAAAAAGATTGATTTTTTAGACCTAATGAAAGTTGACCCAACTAGTGTGTCTGGTAAATTAATGTATGACGACCCAACAGCTGGTCTGGCTTCAACAGACTTCAATACTTTTTTATATGCGGTTATACAAGATGATGGAAACACCCATACGTGGCAAAACATTATTGATTTTAAATTTGTTTCATTAGACCCTAATGGTGTCAACCCTAATAACTCGCTTATTATAAAAGCAAACCCAAGTTTTGATACAAAAACGCTTAATGATTTAAACAATAATTTTGTTGATAGTCTTAACTTATTTAATTCTCAAGGGTTAATCAATAAAATAATCGATATTGTTTTTGGTTCTATATCATTTAGTTTAGGTAAAAGTAGTAAACAATTAGAAGCCGAGGCGAAGATTAATAATGTAGTCGATAAAATAGTCAATACAGATGAAGGTCAAACTATTGGTGATAATTATTTTACTTTTGACAACCAAGAAATTTCTAAAATACAAAATGACGTTGATAATAGAAAAAAAGGTATTGTAAAAATTAAATCAGCAACAACATTCGATGCCTCAATACCCGAAACTAATTTAACTAATTTTAATAATGATATGGGCACTGCGGTTACGGTTCAACAAAAAAAAGAAGTTTTAAATAGTCACTTGGATAAAATGGCTGACAAAACAACAATTAATTCGCCAAACCCACAAGATAAACAAACGATTAAATTAAATTTTATTCAAGGAATTATTAGTACTTTGATTAAAGGGATTGTAAGCGTTATTTTATCACCAAAGGTTGTTCTTATTTTTTTAGTTAATTTTAAAATAGTATACGGCCCAACAGTAACTTATACTGATGGTGTTGATTTTATTAAAAAAAACAAAGCTTTAGTTAAAAATATAATAAAAAGAATAACAACTATGATTATTGAAATGTTATTGGCAATTGCGTTGAAAAGAATAGCGGAATTAATTGGTGAGGCACAAATAAAAAAACAAATTGATGTGTTAAAAAATAAAACCACTCAACTGCTAAGTTTAGTGGGCGTTTCGCAAGAAGCGATTAGAAGAATAAAAGGTTTAGGATAATGGCGTTTAATATAGATAAAAAAGAAGAAATAAAATCGATTAATTCTAGTTTCAATCTAGGTAGTATAAGTGGTGTTTTGAACCTTATTTTATCTGCTTTTTCAATACCAGATGAACCTGTTGTTCCATTACCACCACCACTTATATTGATTGGCGCTAAACTAAGACCTGGTGTTTCGGCAAGTGCAGTTGCTTCTAGAATAATTTCTAGGCAATCAGAAGCTGGAAGACAAGTCGGTGATGTGTTTGCTGATGGTCCTAATAACGAAGAAGCCATGGAACTTATTCGAATCGAAGAAATAATCAATGCCGTTTTAACCGAAGCTAAAATAGAGGTTGTAATCCCACCAGGCGTATCCGTTACCACTATTGGTGTTGGTAACTTAGGCGCACCAGTTATTTCAAAAGGTGCAACAACTACAATGGGTATAGGTGACGGTGTAATTAGATAAAACATAAAAATATGTATGAAGATTTAAAAGAAAAATCAAACAATGAAATTTTGTTTGAGATAAAACAAATGGAGGCAGACCACGAAGCTATCAAATTAAAAATGTTGCAAGACTATGATAAATTGGTTGAAATAGAAAAAAAATTTGATGTTGCAAATAAACTAATACTAAAGAGATTAAAAGGGGAATAATATGTATTTTTTTGAAGGTACTAATAAATTAAATAGAGGCGAAAAAAGCGGATACGAAAACGTAAGTAGTTTTAAGTATTTAAAATATGGTGAAGTTATTTCTATCACAGATGAATTTGGTTTAGGTAGAATAAAAGTTAGGGTAAAAGGTTCCCAATCAGTTGGGGGTGATGATGGTATATTAAATGCTGATTTACCTTACGCTACACCTATGTTACCTAAATTTTTATCAACATACCCAAAAATAGGTGAAGCGGTTTGGGTTTTTGTTTTAGACAAAACCAAACAACAAGTTGATAGATTATATATTGGTCCAATAATCTCACAATTAGATAAATTAAATAGAGATAGCGGGTTAACAACAGCATTGGCTGGTTTCAGTTTTGGACCAATAGCTCCAAAAGTAAATATTGATACAATACCACAACTTAAAGGTGTATTTCCAGATTTAGAAGATATATCTATTCAAGGTAGGTTTAACACAGATATAACTCAGAAAAAAAATGAGATAGTTCTTAGGGCTGGTAAATTTGAAAACACACCAGTATCGGCAAAAAACCCGTTTCCGTTTCAATTTAACACTAAAACTCAAGCGTTTATCCAAATTAAAAACGATGTTACGATAAATAAAGAAACACGTGAAAAGGGTACAATCACAAATATTGTCGCTAATAAAATTAATTTAATAACACATAAAGATGGTAGTCCTAGATTTAACGTAACTGACCAAAATAATTTGGTTAGTGAAGCCGAAATGATTAAAATTTTAGAAGAAGCACACCAGTTACCTTTTGGTGATGTTTTGATTGAATACCTTAAATTATTAAAAGAAGCTTTATTTTCTCACGTCCATAACGGTAATGGAAACCCAGCAACCGATTTAACAGCGTCTGGTAATAAACAAGCATTAGCTACTTTTAAATCTAAAGCCGAAGACTTAGAAAAATCAATGTTATCTAAAAACATTCGCATTAATTAATCTTCTTAGATATTTATTAATAAAAGATAAAATGGTAATACGAACATACTTCGATAAGAGCAACACTATCGTCAGCAATACTAACGTTAACACTGGGTTAAACCCAGTAACTGAACTATTCTATGGTGGCACTGACAGTCAACAACGATATAGTAGATTTTTATTATACTTCGATGAAACTCGAATTAAAGAATTGTATACTGGCGATACATTTACGGATTTAACAAAATTAAAACATACTCTTAGAATGACCAATACTGGTTCATTTGATAAAGAATTATTAAACAAAAATATGGGTTCAAAAGATAGAACAGCATCTTTTGATTTAATTGCTTTCAAGATTAATCAACCATGGGATAACGGTGTTGGTTATGATTATGAGATACCCATATTAACTAACGGTGACGCATCATTTAATAATGGTGTTTCAAACTGGGTGAATGCAAGAACAGGTGTTGAATGGGCTAATGGGACTGGGGTTTATTCTGGTTCACCTTCTGGCATTACTGTTTCTACACAACATTTTGATAAAGGAAACGAAAATATTGAAATGGATATAAGTGATTTCGTTAACGGAGTATTAACTGGTGATACTAATCATGGTTTAGGTATAGCATATTCTAGAGCTTACGAAGCAATAAACACTACCGAATTACAATATGTTGGTTTCTTCACAAATAATACTCAAACATTCTACGAACCATTTATCGAAACAACTTATTCTAATCACATTAAAGATGATAGGAATGATTTTTATTTGGATAAGAACAACAAATTATTTTTATATGTAAATTTAGCTGGTAACCCACATAACTTAGATTTTAAACCAACAGTAGATATATACGATAATAACGATGTTTTATTTTCTGGTTTTTCGGATACTGAAGTAAATCATGTAACCAAAGGAGTTTACTCAATAGATTTATTGGTGCCAACCACTACTGAAAATATAGAAACCATGTATACTGATACTTGGTCTAATATATATATTGATGGTGTTGCTAGACCAGATATTTCATTGGATTTTGTCGTTAAAGACTCTTTAGGGTATTATAACATCGGTAACACTGATTATCTACCCAAAAAAGTTGGGTTGACTGTTTCTGGTGTTAAACATAATGAAAAAATTAAACGTGGTGATATAAGAAAAATTTTAGTTTCTGCTAGAATACCTTATACTGTTGAACAAAATCAAAAAATAAGTGATTTAGAATATAGGTTATATGTTAAAGAAGGTTCAGCTGAATTAACCGTTATAGATTTTCAACCAGTTGAAGCCACCCCAAACAATTATTATTTTTTAATAGATACTAGTAGTCTTATACCAAATATTTATTATTTAGATATAAAAGTTACATCTAACCTAGATGTGACTACGATTAAAGAAAATATTAAATTTGAGATTGTCAATCAAGTTGACCTTAGAAATTCTCAATAAAAGCTTGACAAAAAATAATTTTGTCGTATATTTATTATTACGTTAACTCACGTATTAGTTTCGAGTCATTATTTGACTTTAGAGTTGTTAAAGCAACAAAGAAATTAGTACAATAATAACAACTATTAAAAGTTAAATAAAATGAAAAAACAAATGATTAGTGGTCCGTCTAAAACGGTACCAACAGCAAACATTGCTGTAAACAAAAGTAGAATAAAAGTCTACAACAAAGAAGGCGAAATGCCATCCTATTATCTTCAAAGCGGACAAGAGTTCCAAATTGAAATCTTTAACCCAACAACAGAAGTTGTGTTGGCAAAAATCACACTAAATAATAAATCCTTATCTCAAGGTGGGTTGGTATTAAATCCTGGCCAGAGAATATTCTTAGACCGTTACTTAGACGTTGCTAAAAAATTCTTGTTCGATACTTACGAAGTGTCAAACACTAGCGAAGTAAAAAAAGCCATAGAAAACAATGGTGACGTTAAGGTAGAATTTTTTAAAGAAAAAGTACAACAATACTATGGTGGCATACTAAAAAGACAAGGAAGCCGCACAATATTCGGTGGTCCAACGTTTACCACAAACACTGGTGGTTATGTTCACTATAGTACAACTAATGATATTGATGGTATGGGTTCTTTTACTTCACTAAATAGTAATTTTATCGGGTTAACGGCTCTTAATAGTTCAAGTATTGCCACGACAGATTCGATAGATTTGTTAGCTCTAGGTGATGTAACTTACACACAAAGAACTGTACCCATCAAAGATAGTAAATTAAAACCGCTATCTAGTATTACTCGTTCAGCAAAAATAATTGAAACTGGTAGAGTTGAACAAGGTTCTAGTTCTGACCAAAAATTTAAAACGGTAAACAAAGAATTTGATTACTTTGCTTTCCATGTGGTAGAATATAAACTTCTTCCAGTATCACAAAAAATAAACACAGTCGAAGATTTAAACGTTAAAGTTTACTGTACAAACTGTGGTGCAAAATTAGGTAAAGGACATAATTTCTGTTCTAGCTGTGGTACAAAAGCTTAAATAAAATATAAGAGTTAACGTAATAAAAAAAGCCTAGGTAATTCTAGGCTTTTTTTATTTAATCTAGTTTAATTATCGTTTTGTTTAGTTTGAATACGTCATTTAATTCTTTTACTGTAGTTTTGGTTATTAACCCATTTATATTAGAACCAATCCAACAGAATACTTTTTCATCAATATAAACGACTTTGAAGAACGACATAGGGATTGGTATTTTTGATTTACCCATGTATGTGGTCTTTTTACCGTCATAGATGACTCCTGTGACAATAATAGCGTCTTTCTTGTACTTGGCTATAGAATCTTCAACAGAACGTTCTATTTGGGCCCATTTACCTCTATTAAAAGCTGCTAGTTGTGGCGCTGCATTAAATAAACTAAAAGACCTATGGTTTAATTCATTATTATAAGAAGTAATATGTGATGGTGTTAAGTGTCCAATATCATAACCAGTTCTTAAATAATAATCTTTTGTATATTTTCCTTTGTAGGTGTCTTGAAACCATCTATTGTCTCTTTCTTTATCTAATTTTAAAAAGTCAGAATAAGTTATCACATGTTTAGAGGCTAAAGCGCATGTGTCTTTTGTTAGATATAAAGTAATATCTCCATGTGAGATGGTTAATTTATTATCTATCGTAATTGTTTGACCAATCGAAACTATGGATACCAGACCTAACCCCAATATTAATAATTTTTTAACCATAACTTTTTTATTATAATGAGTAACTATAAATAATAAAGTAAAAACTACATTAACTATTGGTTTTTTAAGTTATTTTAAAGTTCTATTCTATTAAATTTATTATCAAAAAACGGTATGTCACCAATACTTGCTTTAAATTCATTAAAAATATCGGGTTCATGCGTTTTAAGGTATTCAATCATATTACTACCTATTTTTGAGTTATCGGTAGAATCTCTAATACCTAAAATATACTTGCTTAACCCGTTAAGTGGTCCAATTAAGAATTCTTCGGATTCAACATAATTATTTCTTGTTACCGATGATTTACTTGGGGCTTTTCCACCATAATAATCGTAAGGGATTAATTTATTACCATAATCTCGTTTAATTAAATCACCATCTAAAATTAATTGAGCATCACCAAATACAACATCTTTATTCCTAGTAAAAGACACCCCAGTATATTTTCTATCCTCTTTATTAAATTTTGTTTTTATTGTTTGAGTAGTTCTAGCTTCAATCTTATTAATTGATAACATATTCATAACTGCATCGATGTGGGATGAATGGTATATTAAATTTCTACCCCTAAATGGTGAATTAAAATTCTCTCTTAATAATTTTTTAATTAATGTTTTCATATAAATATAAATATATGATATTCAGTAATAGTTAAATATATAAAATAAAAAAGGCTACCGTTATGGTAGCCTTTTTTATTTTATAGCGTTAATTAGATTATCTTAATTCTCTTACGTCAAATGTAGGTACACCGTCTACTCTTACGTGACCGTAAAAACGGTTGTTCACAACTTTCTTAGCGTAACGTGTCATGATACCTTTAACTGGCGCAAAGTTGAACGGGTTGTACATCGTTGGCGTTAATTGTAATGGTACGTATGGAGCGTAGATATAACCAGTATCAAGTAAAGATTTACCTTTGTGACCAATGATTACTGAGTAAGATGGCGCATAAGGGTCTCTGTATACTTGGAAACGTCCAGATAATGAACCGATTCTTTCGATACCCATGTTATATTGGTCTTGCTCTGGGTTAGCATCACTTACGTGGAAGTATTCTAAATCATCAAAGATAGCAGAGATTTCAGAAGAAACTACGATAAAGTTAGCACCACCTCTAAGAGTAGATTTGTGGATTTGAGCAGAAACTTGGGTTAATCTAGTGATTAAAGTTTGGTTCCAGTCTTTTTGTGTGTATGGGCTAGCAGCTGAAGAAGCACTTCTCCATCCGTTATAGTCCCAACGTAATTGCCATGCAGCAGCTTTACGGATATCTCTAAGGATTTCACGGTCAATCTCAGCAGCAACTTGTTCTGATAACATAGCTGTTAATTCAGCTTCAGCATCAATGTTGTGGAATGCACTAACGTCTTGAGCAAGCTCTGGAGACCAAGTAGCACGTAATTTTCTTTCTTCAACAACAACAACAACTTCGTCTAATCTGAAAGATACTTCTCCCATTTCAGTTTCAAGTTCTAATGTTGCATATCTTGCCCATGCAGATGTAAAAGTAAATGCAGATACAGTAGAAGCAGAAGCACCAACGTAACCATCATAAGTTGTAGTTCCAGCAGCAGCAGCAGTTCCAGCAGCAGTTGTTCCTACAGGGTGACGTAAGTCTAATTCTAAGAAACATACACCAGTTCCATCAGTTAATGCGTTAGAACCAGATACGATACCTTTACCATATTGTTGGGTAACAAGACGGAAAGGAATTTCTTTACCAGCAGCAATAATTGTGTTTGCGTCTCTATCTAAGATAGCGTTAGTAGACAATACGTGTAATGAAGCTAAGAAAGATTCAGTATCCATTTGGTTACCATCAGCACCTGTCATTACTTCTCTACCGTTAGTTGTTAAACCAGCTGAGAAACCAGAAATACCAACAATGATACCTCTTAATGAACCATCAGTTGCAGTTGGTAAAGTAGCACTAGGAGCAGCAATAGCGAAAGCACCGTCAACACCCATAGTGTAAACTTGATTAGCACCAGCAACAATTGTTAAAGTACCTTTTGAGTTATCAAATAAACCATCGTTATAGAATGCATCGTATAAGTTTTTTCCGATGAATTGAGTAACTGCACAGTTAGTTTGGTCGATACAAGATGGAACACCACCGTTCATTGCTGTATGAGCAGAGAAAGTAGTACCATAAGCACCACCAGTAGCATAATTATCACCAGCTACACCAGCAGCATCTACACGAGATGAAGTTTGTGGTACGAAGTAAAATAATTTACCGATTGGCATGTTCATAGCTTGTACAGACACGATGTCGTTAGCTAATAATTTAGAGAATACTCTACGTACAATTGGGAATACAACTGTTTCGAAAGAACCAGAAGATTGTGTAGTAGTACCTTCACTTAATAATGTAGATGCTTGGTTTTCATATAACTGAGCAATGTTTTCTTTAACGTGTCCTTTTAGACCGTCTAGGAATCCTAATGAATCCCATTTAGATTGTGTTTCTTTACGGATAGCCTTCATGTGGTTTAATCCGATGTTACCAACCTGTCCAGATGCTAATAAATGTGACATAATTTGTTTTTGTTTTATTTTTTATTGTTAGGGTTATTATCTTTTTTCAACTCTGTTAATCAAATCCATGATTCTCTTCGTTGAAGGGTCAACATAAGCAGTGCTTTCATTTAATTGTTTTGAAGTACTAGTAGTTGCCTCTTTAATAATTTTACGCTCAATCGATTCGTTGATTGGTTTTCTTGTATCCAATTCGTTAGCGATTGTTTTGTAAAGTTTTTTTGATTCTTTAAGGTTAGAAACCTCTTCATCAAATCTTTTTATAATATTTTGTTTTTCACCTTTTGTAGTTGAATGTTCCATTAACAATTTAGTTACATATGTAAGGTTAGAATTAAACACCACAGTTTCTACTAACTTAGTTCTAAATTCTTTAAGAGCAGCTCTGAATTCTTCGTTCTCCCCTTTAAGTTTTCTAGCTTCAATCAATAAACTATTATATTTTTTTGTTGTTTCAAAAACTAATTGTTTCGCTTTTGTAGATTCGTTTACCGATTTAGGGTTTTCTGGAGCTCCGATAGAACCAGGTCCTCTTTTGTTACGGTGAGTACCTTGACTCATTCCCGTACCAACGCCAATTTTTTCTTCGATTGCCTCAATCTCTTCTTCTTCTTCTTCTTCTTCATCAGCTGGTACTAAGTCATCTGGCGTTTCTGATTCATCATTATCATCATCCATCTCAATTTCGTATTCAACATCGTCAGTTCCTTCTAAATCTTCACCACCCATTTCAGCTGGTTCTAATTCTAATTCTTCTTCCTCTGCTCCTACACCATCAAGTTTAACTACGTATTCACCTGGTTCAGCGATATTCATGTGGATTTCATCACCCACGATTTCGATTTCGTCTTCGCCACTTAATTTTTTATAAATTGCGATTACTTCATCATCCGATGCTTCGGTCATATCCATTTCTTCTCCACCTAACACGTCTGTGTCCATTCCTAATTCAGAGCCCATTTCTGGTCCCTCTTTTGGGGTTTCAATGTCGCCTAAGCTATCGTCTTCTTCACCACCCATTTCAGCTGGTTCCAATTCCAATTCTTCTTCTTCATAAACCTCGTATAGAGATTCTTTCACCACACCATTAATTTCTTCTTTAGCAACGCTACGAAGTATTTCTTTAGTGTTGGCATTAAGAGCGTTTTGAATATTTTTGATATCCAATAATGCTTCTTCAATTATAGATTTTTTATCTGCCATTTTTTTTTTTATCTTTTTTAGTTTTATTTTATAGATAAAGAATGAGATAGAACTCATTTGTTAATAAATATACGTTATTTCATTAAAAATCATTTTTTCAATAAAAATGATTAAAAAAAATCTTATTCAGATAAAAATTTATCTAAATCGTTTAATAGGTTTTCTTTTATTAATGGTTTCTTGGTTTCTTTGTTCTCAACATAAGGTTTCATTTCTTCTCTACTTCTACCAATCCATGCGTCTGGGGTAGAAGGGGCTGTAACTACATCCCAACAAATAATTTCAAAATCTTCTTGAACTATTTGTTCACCATTTTCCCCTTCAACTAACGAACCAACACCTCTAGAGGAAACACCAATCTTAATTCTATTTCTTAATAAGTTAGCCACTTCATCTCCTTTTGTTGACACTATACCGTAGTTAATAAAACCAGGTGTCATCAAAATTTCCATTTTACCCATAAGTGTGTGACCTTCCCACCATGTCTCAACAATATTATGTGAAATTCTATCACCAGCAATAATAGATGAATTTCCATTCCAACAAGTTTTACCATTATCTCTAACATAGAACACGTGATTAGGTACATCAACACAATAAACATTATCGTTATACTCAACTAATTCCGTTTTTAACGTTCTTTTATCTAAATAAATACCTTTTGTTTTTGAAATATGTAATCTATTCATTGGGTTTGAATGACCTTTTTTAATTACTCTATTTTCAAACATTCTATCATAATTTCGTTCCTCAATTCTTAAATTAGATGAGTACCCAATTTTTAATATAATTTCTTGTAAATCATTTATTAATTTTTTAGAAGTACTAAAAACTTCTCGATATTTACCATCTCTAACTCGTCCATCCCCCAAAACAAACCAATCTAAAAAATCAGATAATAAGTTATCACTCAATCCTTTTAATTCAGTTGGTATAAATTTATCTTGTGATTTACCAAATTGTTTTAAATAATTATGTAATCTAGCATCATTTATTTTAAAATCTACTTTACCATCTGAATAGATTATTTCTTTAAAACTTAACGGTAATAATTGTAATAATTCCCTTATCAGTATTTTACCATTTTCTTTTTTCTGTGTTATTTTACAAACATAACCACTATCAGATGATTCAAAACCATATTCTGTTTCACCATTTTCAGTTATTCTAGATATTCTTTTTTTTGTTTTGTTAACCACAACACAACCATCGGCTAAATAAACACCCATAAATTTGACCCATAAATCCATTGGTATCTCAATATCACTCATCAATTCTAATTTTTTACTGTATGAGGTATTAAAAGCTATTTCATTTTCATCTAGACCTTTAATAGTAAAAAATTTTTTATCGTCACCAACCCACTTACCAAGTTTAGGTATATACATTTTATCAATACCTTTAATCTTGTGTTCGTGTATGTCTGTGGCGGTAATAAAACTCCCATTACCGTTTCTATCTATAACCCAAAATTTATGGTTAGGTGTGACCATTAAGTCAATTGACCTACCTTTTATTGAAATCATATTACCGTTGTAGTGCTTAACTATTTTTTTTGTTATAGTTTTTAGCTCTATTTGGTTTGAAATTGGGTTTAAAGTATATACTTCTTCAGTTGAAGAAATATCTTTAATATATTTCCACCCATCTTTAGTTAAAATTTCAGCACTTTGTCGGTGACATTCTGGGTGGTCTAATTCACCAACTGCTCTTCTTTCTCTAATTGCTTCTTGATATAGTCTGTCTTGGCTTTTAAGTATCGCTTCTCGATAGATTCTACCGTTACGATTAAGAATACCAAATTTTTGTAAAACCACATAAACGATAAGTGGTTCCATTATAGCTAGTTTGCCACCTGTATCTAATTTTTTTATCTCATTGATAAAAAGTTGGTTTCTCGGTTCTTCTGGGGAGATATATCCAGCATCGTGCTCGATTAGCCCACCCCAACCGCTCTCACCACGTTTAAGTATTCTAAAGTCTTTATAATTTATGTCCATATTTATGTGTTATGTATATAAATATGTCAGTAAAATAAAAAAACCCTTAGTAGAGCTACTAAGGGTTTAAGTTTATATTTTTTTTCTGTGAAAATTAAACGTTTTGTTGTCATCGAAAACGTGTTTAATTATAATTGGTGTAATCTCATCTAGGTTTTTTTTCATTTGTTTTGAATTAGCTGGAACCTTTTCTTGTAGATATAGAGTTATTTCACAACTCATAAAACTACGTTTACCATATCTAATACCAGACTCCCTAATATCTAAATCGACAATTGTATTTTGTTTTACAAAATTATTGTTTGGGTGGTTCTGGAAATAATTATAAATAACTTGTTTTGTTTTTTTATGTATATCTCTTATTACTCTAGAGTAATTTTTTTCTTCATCACTAAGTGGCTCTACCCATGCCGAAATGTTGATGTAAATCGCTTTTGGTGTTTTATTGTTTACACTTCCAAAAACTACGTTGTAGTTTTTAAAGTCGTTCATTTTAATTTCTTTTCCCGTTTTCATGTGTTGTTTTTTTTATTTACAAATATAAACATTTTTTACCAGGAAGTCAAACTTTAAAATTAACGTAATTTACCCCAAATTACTATAACAATACCAATAGCTATTTGAACAAAAGAAATAATTGCTATAGCCGATGTAATTAACCCTTTTTGTTTATAGATTTCATCTTTACCTTCTTTCATCTGTGAAGGTGACCAAACGTCATTTACTTTTTCAATCCATCTTGAAGTAGTCTCAAGATTTTTTTCAAGGTTTTTAACGTTACTAAGCTTTAGATTCATCTCATTAAGTTTTGTATCAAAATCAGAACGCATTTTTTCGTGGTTGTCATTTAAACGTTCTAATTCTTTTAGAACTAGTTTACTATAATCACCCCAATTATTTTTTTCTTCTATCATTATTTTAGTTTATTTTAATTTATTTTAATATTGTCTAAAATGTTAGTGATGTTTATGCACATATTTTCATAACATTTCATCTTAGCTTTGATTGTTTTTAAACTGATAATTTCTTTTTTACTACTATCTAAAACGTTTTTTAAATTTAAGAACATTCCTTTATATCCATCATTGTTTTGTTTGCTGCAAATTTCATGAGTTAATTTTCTCAATTTTAATATGTTTTCACTTGGAACTGTTGTCATTTATTTATATTTTAAAACTATATTATTTTATTTTAAACTAACTCTCAACTCAAGTAACTTAGAAATATTTTTAATAAAATCCTCATTTACTTCTTGTTTATCGTTTAATAATTTGTCTTTTACACGTAATAATTTGTCTTTAGCTTCTAAACTTGATTCAACTAATTTTTCGTTGATTAAATCGATACATTCTCTAAGAGTTGTTAAATAAAGTTCTTTCTTTTTTTTATCATCTGATTCAAATAAAACTTTAATAAATTGTTTTTCTGTCTCATCCAAGTCAACATATTTTTCGTTATACTTATCAACCATTATTGTAGTTAACATACTATTAGGTAAATCAATACTTTCCTTAATTTCTTTTTCTTTATTGTTTTTCATAAAATCAATAATGTTAGCTGTTGCTTCAACAATCTCATTAATGTTTTTAGAATTTTTTTCGGTGAATATAAGTGTTGTGATATTTTCGTGTAGTATCTGGTTAGGGTAACTAACTTCTTCAACATCTAATATCGGTTTAGCCAATAAAAAATTTGCTTCTAATAATTCTCTTTTTGAAAACTTATTTAAAAGAGCTATGTTTTCTTGTAAAAACAAATTAGCTTTAAATTCATTTGTTTCTACTTTGTTTTCTATATTGTTGTAAACCATGAACTGAGTTTTTAAAGACTCATTTTCTTTGATTGTTTTAATGTATTTTTTGAATGTTTGTTTATTTTTTGTATCTATAGATAACAATCCTTCTACTAAAATTCCATTAAATGCGTTTGTGATTTTACCAAAATTTTGCATAAGTTTAGTTTTTAATAATAAATATTATAGTTTTAAGTAAAAAGTCTTATTCGTCCAACATTTTATCAATATCATTAATCATACTATTAACTGTTTGATTAACCTTTACTGTTTTGTCGTATATTTTAACTTTTTCAGTTGATTTATTTTTTTCGCTAGGTTTAACTGATTCAACTAAAGCATCAACCCATTTGTTTTGATATTTTTTAGTTCTTTCATTAAGTTTTTTAGATAAAATAATTTTTTCTTCTTTTAATAATTTATCAACCCTTTTTAAAGATTCAGCAACGGTTTGTGGTTCGGTATCCGTAGTTTCTTCAGCTCCAGCTAAAGCTTCTGCTCCAGCTTCTAATTCAGCTCCAGCTTCTTCTTCTTCGCCACCAGCTTCTTCAGCTTCACCAAAATCTAAATCTTCACCACCAGCTCCACCACCACCGAATGAACCACCTAGACCACCACTGCCACCACCTACGGCATCAGCGTCAGCTTCACCAGCACCACCACCACCAGCCATTGCCGCTTTAAAATCACCATAGATTCTATCAACTGTGTCAAACATTCCCGTGTGTTTGATAACATTGGCCGTATTTTGTAGTTCAGCAGACGCTGCTTTTTCCATACGTTGTTCAAGTAAATCTGATTTTATTTCATCATCAGACCAACCCATAATATCTCTGTGTGCACGAGTCCATGACATAGTACCAAAACCATTACCAATATCAGATACAGCATCTTTAAGTAATGTAACTTTTTGTTGCATGTGTTCGATTTTAAGCATTTCGGCTTGAGTAGAAGGATTATTCAATGTAAGGGTAAAGTTGTCTAAATCTTCTTCAAACCCTAGAATATATAAGTGAATAATGGCAATCTTGTTAAGTTCTTGTAACATTGATTGTTGTATACGGTTAATTGTTCTAGAAAAACGAATATCTTGTATTGCTAAGTTTTTACCATCACCAGTTGCTTCCTCAAACCCTAAAAAAGGTTTTGGAACACGTAATGCAGTAAATAAATTTCTTTGCAAGTACTCAATATCTGCAATTTGGTCCAAATTAGATGCCCCAGGCAAAGTATCAATAGGGTTAGGTGCGTCTTCAGTTCTTACTGGAATAAAGAAATCTTGGTCGTTAGCTAATTGATTATAACGTAAATCTATTTGCCCTGTTTGTGGGTCAGTAATAGGCATACGTTTAAATCTATCAGCAATTGTATTTACATACGCCTCAACATCAGCATCGTCAATATTACCAACATAAATCTTATATACACGTCTTTCTGGCGCTCTTGTCACACGATAAACGAGCATTGAGTCTTCTGAAAGGATAAGTTGTTTCCATATACGTCTAGCCTTCTCTAACACAGAATTATGTACAACGATACCATTTGCATAGAAATTATGATTATCATTTTCAACATATATATCGTATGTTTCGTGTTCACCACTTTCCTCAATTGATTTAATCGGTTCTAAAATAAAATCGTTAGTTAACCTATTACCAATTAAATCATATTTATTTTTTTGTCTTACACTACTATCATAAAAATAAAAATAAAAACTTTCTTGTTGTGTTTTAAATCTCCTATCACCAATACCAGAACCCTTACGAAGTCTACTACATATTTTACCAGATTTCAAACCCAAAGATTGAACTAAAATTTTAATATCGTTAATAAGTTCTTCATTTGACAGTTCGATAGAATATCTTAGACAATCTGATTTATCTATAAATAACGAACCATCAGCGTCAATAATACCATTCAAGAAAGCTTGTCTTACCTCCATAGAAGAAGTATAAACCCATTTAGGTATTCTTTTACTATAAACATCACCTATGAAACCCATATCTCTAAGAATTATTGATAAAGTTTTAGAATTACAGATACCTTGTGCCATACCATTATCACCACCAGAAAATTTAATATCTCTACCAGTAATTTGATTCATATATTTAATATATTTTTTGTTTATTGATTTATGTTCTGATAAGGCTATAAAAACTGAATCATTGTGAACCCAACCATCACCTATTAAATAACCGAAAAATTCTGCAAATTTAGTGTCAACAAAATCGGGTATCAACCCAACATTATTCCAAAACCCATTTTTGTTTGATTCTGGTTTATTTTTAATTATTGGAACGTTAACATTATTTAGATTAATTTTATCAACAACCAATAAATCACCTACTTTAAAATCTAGCGTATTTTTATAATCGAATTTATTTAATTCGGTATTATAATACATTATCTTATGTTCTTTAGATGCGTCTATAAAATTATGTTTGGTACTAAGTTTATAAGTTTTTTTATTACCAGAATTAACAGTATCCAATACTTTTGACAATACTTTAACTTGATTTATCTCATCAAATGAATAAACCATATCACCAATAACAATATCTTTTATCTCCTTATACCCCTCACTTGTCTCAACTCTAGAATTATATTTTAAACACGTACCATAAGGTAAACGTCTATCATCACCTAATAAACGGAAATGTGCAATTTGCCAAGAATTAAATTCAACATCATTACTTCTCCAGTAAAACTTAACTTTATCATTAGTTTCTTGACCATCAGTCATTTCTCTACCAGATATCATGTCAAATAACCCAGCTTCTCTACGTTCCATTTCATAATTAGGCATTTGTTTAGCACCTAATATACCATGTGAATCGTTTATATTCAAGAATACGAAGTTATCACCGTATTTACACGTATTTCTAGTCCACATTGGAAGCGAAGTGTGTAAATCTAAACGATTAAAAAATAAGTCTTCAAGTATTCCTTTAACTCGTTTACTGTCAGAATAAATGTTAAGAACTCTACCGTGTTCATTAACCGTAGTTGATTCTTCCATCATCACATCTAAGGCAGCCGCAATTGTTGGGTAAAACTCCATAGCTTCAAAATCAGAATATGAACCAATACGTGTTGTTTCATAATTTATTGATTGTTGAAACAAACCACTTTCTACTTTTTTCCAAAGACCACCTAGGTATTTGTTTTGCTGGGCTTGTAATTTAGCTTTTTCAAATTCAGCTTTGTTATTCGTTTTAAGTAACTCTCCGTTACCCAAGTTATATCGTTGAGTTGGTTGTTTTTGTGTTAGCGTGTTAGAATCTGGACTAAGTACTTGACCTAATCTTTGAAATAACGTTAAATTTTTATTTGCCATAAGTTTTTTATAAAGTATAATTAATTTTTTTAAAAATTAAATAGTTTGTTAATGTTTTCTCACACCACCAAACAACCAAGAATATTGCCCTCTAGGGTCTTGTGTGTTTCTATAGGCTGTGTGTTGTTGGTTTATTTTAGTGACAGTTTTACCTGTTTCTTTATCTACTGTTGTTATTGTTGGTTTTGTTGGGTTGGAAGGCATATTAGCACCACTTATCCAACTATTTAAAATAGCTTTGTTTTGTTTTTCAAGTCTCTCCAAGTTTTTAAACGAGTGTTCAATAACCCATAAAGCCATACCCATAGACATAAGTAAATCATCATGGTAGCCTTCCATATGGTCTGGTCTACCATTTTTATAGACAAACGTTTTCATTTCAGAAACCATTCTAGATGAACGAATTTTAACACCGTTGGTTCTAATTTTATATTCTAAATTTGAAATCATAGGTAAACGAACACCAGTGGCGTGGAAACCTGGAATTTTATTCTGTTTATCGTATTGAGATAACTCTCTCTGTCTAGCTGAAAGAATTTTACCGTTGGTGTTGTCATAATGTAATAATTTGTAATCAAATTCCATAAGTTTTAACACTGTTGATACACCCATACCGCCAGTCACATCGACAACTGTATACGCTTTATACCTTTCACCGTATTCTTCCACAATTTGAGCCAATAAATCTGGTTGTATTTTACCTTGATACTCCATGACTTGTTCCATTGTTGTAAAATCAAGAATAACTATTGTTGAACTGTCTTCTCCATCACCTCTTGATACATCGACACCCATCACATATTGATGACCTTCTTGTGGTTCTTCCCAAACCCATATTTCATTTTCTCCACCAAAAGTGATTGCTGGTTCTTTAACGTTATTTTTTTCTTGGAATTCGATATATTCTTCACTAATCACGTTACCACCAGAACCAATAAATGATACATCTAACTCTTGAGCAATCATCTTGGCATCGTTATTCAGACCCATAGACATTTCCTCATACCATGATGAAGTTGGTTTCCAAGCGTCATCTAAACGTTTCTGGTACGACTCAAAAGTAAATTCAACCTCAACCTCAACCAAATCATCTTTTAACCATCTTAAATCTTTGTTGTAACGTAAATCCTCGTACCATTTCATTTCAATAATATTGAAGTTATTCTTTTTGGTTTTTGCTTGGTCGTATGTTTTATAGTATAATGAATCCATACCATTGGGTGTTTGATGACCTAATATACCATTATAAATAACGGAATGACACCAAAAATCATTAGTTTCAGGTAATGAAACATCATATGTTTTGTTTTTAAGTTTTTCTAATTTAGTTATTGGAACCCATTTTGAATCTTTAAAATTAATTTTATCAATTGAATATCTGGATAAATCAAGATTTAAAACATTAATAAAATAATCTATAAATTCATTAAAAATATTTACTGATAAATTAGCTGTTTTGTTTTTATTAGAAATTCTAATTTTATTAACTAGTAAACCAGTGTTAGATAATTTTTTAACTAATTTATGTTCGTTTATGATATTTCTAATTATATTCTTACCGTTTGGTATTATTCTATATCTATTATTATATGATACTAATTTATTTTGGTCTCTTTTTATTTGTTTCCTATTAAATCTAAAACCAATGGTATCGTAATATTTATCCGCATCAATAGATGTTGATGAAAGTCTATAATATTGACTACTAACTTTAACTTTTTTAGTTGGTGGTGTTATTCCTTCTGAATAATCAGTTAATATACCAAGATTTAAAAATAAAAACCTTATTTGTTGAATTAATTTTTTAGAGGACAAATTTATACCTATCCTACCTCTAATATTATCAGAATAACCATCACCATCCATAATACCTTGTAGCATAGCAATAATATTTTCACGCCCCATTTCAAGTAAACGTTTAGGTATTAATTTATTTGGGGCTTTTAAGGTTAAATCAAACCCCAAATACTCTAATAAACCACCTAAATATTTAGATGAAATTTTATAGTGTAAATTATCGTGTGATGAATAATTAAACCCAGCATTAGATATGTATGTACTAACATCATCGCCACATGTTATCGTAATATCACAACCAACAATAATACCATCAATATTTTTTGGTTTATAACAAGACCCTTCTGATAAATATAAACCAATTAGGTAAGCTAAATCAGTATTTATTTTATCATAAACTATTTTTGGTTTATGTTCTCTATTTGAAAACTCATAGGTAAAATCAATAGTATCGTTATTACCAAAAATATTAAACGAATGTTGTACATTAACATAATCACCAATTTCTAATTCACTAACCGTAAACCAATCATATTTATTTTTTTTATTTGAATAAGACCACAATTTATGTGTTTCAGTTGACTCAAGTTCTGAATTAGTAGTTGTTAATTTTATAGTTTCTTGAAAACCATTATTAACAATTAAATTTGATTTCCTAGATATATTATTTCCTCTAATATTATAATCTTTAACATAATAACCTAAATTAGGTATATCTGGTTCATTATAATTAATAATGTCTTTCATTTGTTGTAAACCAGTGTCAGTAAAAATAAAAGTATCTTCAGTAACACAAGAAATTAAGGTCGCTCGACCCCCAGTATTATGACTTATAATACCGTTTGAAATAAATGAATTTGTTTCTGGTACATGTAAATCATAAGTATAATCTTCTGACTCAGTTATAGAAATAATTTCATCAATATAAAATAATTCTTGTCTTTTTAATTGTTCAGTTAATGATAATAAAAAACTATTATTTGGTAATAAGTTTAATAAACGCTTTAATGATTCGACACTTAATCTATTTAAGTCTGATTCCCAAAATCTTTCTAAAAATCTAACTTTAGTTTTAACTATATTATTTATTTGTAAAACTTCTAAAATTTCTTTATTACTTACATTAACAAATCTTGAGTTTTGTTTCTTATTTAATAAAAATTCTTTATTATTTTGTTTTCTATCTAATCTGAAACCAATTTCGTCATAAAATTTAATTGCATAATTTGAATATATTTTTAAGTTGTAAATTTTACAAATACGTTTTTTATTTTTTAATATTGATGATTTAGATGTTTTTTGTTCTTCATATTTAACATGTGATATAATACCAAAATTAAATAATAAAGTTTGTAGAGTTTGAATTAGTTTTTTAGATGTACTTGAATATTTAATATCTTTTATAGTACTCATACCATCACCATCGAACATACCTTGTAAAAATGCTTTAATGACATATTTAGGCATCTTTAATAAAGCTAAAGGTATTTCTTTATCCCTAGCGTTATGTTTATCCAATCCAAACATTTTAAACCATTCAATTAATTCAGTTGAGTGAAATTGATAATGTCGGTCATCAACTTTTTTAAATGCGTTACCTAAACAAGCTTTATCTGTTAATAGAAAATTTGTTATATAATCGTCAATATTTGTGATGGTAATACCTCTTGAATTAAAATTACCCTTAGCTACGAATAAACCTAATAAATAAGAAAAATCTAAATTGTCACTAAGCTTTTTAGGTATTGTGATATTTTTATTATTTTTGGTTTTATTGAAAACAAAATTTACTTCACTATTATCACTAAAACAATTTTGACCATATTGAATTATTGGTTTGTCACCAATTTTTAAATCGTTCATACGAACCCAATTTTCAGTTCCATTCCTATCAATTAAGATAGGATGCTTCCAACTCCCCTCTAATTCAACACCTAATTTAGTTTTTATTTTAAATGTTTGACCATATTCACTAACAAAAGTTTGAGTTGCATCAACAATATCACCATCTTTATTACAAACTTTATGTGGTAACTCCAAATCAGTAAAACCTATTTTATCTTTTTCAGAAACTAATTCATTAAGTTGAATTAAACCATTTTCAGTTAAAATTAACGAATCTTTTGTTAAGCATCCTAATGCAGTAAGTGCGGCACCAAATACTTGAGCCCCGTTATCAATATATGCCGCCTCATCCATGATAAGGAATGTCGGTGTAAATCCACGCAATGCATCTTTAGATGTAGCTACGGCCTTTACACGACTACCATTAGGTAATCTAATTTCTTTCTTGGAATCGGTTAAAAAAATAGTTTTACCCTCATTTTTTTTGTTCCCGTAATACTCAGTACCCCAAATCCATCTAGGTAATTGATTTAAAAAGTCTTTAATTTTTTCCAAGAACTCAAAAGCTAAGTCTTGTTTATTGGCAATGATAAGTATATTCTCTGGGTTGTCGGCATCAGCCCAACCCACTTTGATAGACATATATGCCGCTGTAGTAGTTGATACACCAGCTTGTCTAGGTTTTGTTACGATATTAAATCTATGTTTTTCATATGCGAGTATGATTTCCTTTTGCCTAGGAAACAACTTAAAAGGAACGAAACCCTCTTGTGTTTTATCAAATGTTTCCAAATACGTCTCAATAGCGTATGATGTATCCATTAAACCCTTGGTGTATTCCTTAAGCATCTCAGTTGTGGTTAACATATTGTTTTTACTAATAAATATGGTGAAATAAAGTAAAATGTCTTATGTTAAAAGACAAAGGCCCCAAACGGAGCCCTTAATCAAATATTATTTGTTCAAAATCTTAAAATAATTCCCCAAAATCAAAACCTTCTTCATTATCTTCTTCATTATTTGCATCGTCACTACCTTTAAGACCCATAAGTTCTTCAAAATCAAAACCTTCAACCTCTTCTTCCGAATCACGGTAGTTTTCTTCACCATAATTACTTATTTCATTCATTGTTTCATTAAACTCATCTTCTTGTAAATCAGCTTTAACTTCTTTAACTATCCCTTTTATTATGGCTTTACCCTCTTTAGTCCCACCCATAACTTCTCTCATTTTTATGTTGAACTCATCAACTGGTAAACTAGCCATTTCAGAATAAATATGGTGTTTTAAGTCAAAATCTTCGGAATCAATTGCGTCAGTAAACTTACCCCATAACGCTGGACCTATTCTCATATCCCATGGTTCGGCCGATAAAAAATCGGCTTTATTTATTACAAATTCACCAGTTTTTTTATCTTTAGGTAAACCGTGTGCTGAAAGTAATTCCATAACACCTTTTACCAATTCATGTATAAGTACTGGAAAAACCATTGCTTGTACATGTATAATAGCTTTTGGGTTAGATTGTGTTGGGAATTGAACCCTAACAACACCTCCAGTAGTACCATTTTCCATTTCAGGTATAACATAATACATATAATCAGCAGCCGCCATCATCTTAGCATATTTGCTAGCTAATCTAGGCTCCATCGCAGTTAATTCTTCGTCAACCATGTGGAACATATGGTTACATTTTTTAGCGGCACCTTGGGTCATTGCGTTAAGGAAACGTCTTTTATAAACTTCTTTATTTGCTTTAACCATATCTTCATGGTTATTAAACTCCATTTCAGTAGTCATTGGTTTAGGGTTTTTCTTAGTACCAACTAGACTAATTCTAGGTGTTAATTCAGCGTGTATTTCAACAATGTCTTCACCCATATCGTATTCTTCTCTAATCATTCTAACAGCTAAATCTTCTAACTTTTTTTTGTGTTTAGATTCTAACGACATAGATTCATTTACTAGCGGCATCATTTCACCAACTAATTTACTATTGTCAATACTGTCACAGTCAAATGCTCTTTTATATCTAGTGGCTACCTCGTTAAAACGTTCACCCATTATTTTTTGGTCAAAAGAAGCTTCATCACCTTCTGGAAACACAGGGTGTTTTCCTAAAGAATGTTTACGTTCAGCTAGTTCACTTTCCAATTGAGGGTGCATTCTTTCGTTAAGCCCATCTGGATATACAACACTTTCATTAAGTTTTGGTTTCTCAGGCTTTGCTGCTTTAGCTAACTTAGCTTTTCTTAAAGCTTCTTCTGCTATTTTTTTATAATCTGCCATTATTTAATATCTTTTGCTTTGATTGTTTTTATTACTTTCTTTTTCCTCAACGATTCTAATAATTGATTTTTGGTAATTCTTTTCGTTTCAGCTAGTGCTGCTGGTTCTTCTGCACCATCTTTAGCTATATCTTTAAACGAAGCCATCAACGTACTTAATTTATTCAAAGGAACCCCAATTTCGTTGGCCATTGCTTGTAAGAATTGAACTTGTTCTATCGGTTTATCTAGTTTTGACAAAGCTATACTAAACTTATCTTTTATTAATTTAGATAATTTTTTAACGTCAGCTTGCAGTTTAGAAGTATCGGTACCATTACCCATATCTTCGGTTTCAACTATATCTTTTTTAAAATAATCACCTAATCTAAATTTTTTAAGTGTCCTAGCATCCATATAATCTTCACCATCACCTAATTTTTGACCAGAAGTCATCATTTCTTTAGTGGTTTTAAATCTAGCTGTTACTTTACCATTATCTATGTTAACAAAGAAATGCTTATGCCCCTCTAAATCTCTGAGATTAAGGTAGTCAATAAAACCTTCCTTATCGTGGTATTCTCTTTCATCGTCAGCAAAGCCGTAACCTTCTTCTTCAATTGGCATACTTTTACATTCTTTTTCTAACATTGGCTTTGCCACTCTAGATTCAAATTCTTCAATTGAATGAATCATATTTTCACCAGCATCGTTCATGTCGTCATGACAGAAAACTGCCATTACAATTTGTTTAGATTTGTCAATACCTCTAATCATTTGATATCTTTTATCTGCAATAGTAAATGATTGTGAAACTTTACCTGTTTTTGAATCCTTAACGTTAGAAAGATATTTGATAGTTGCTTGGTCTTTTGGTTCTATCACTGCGTTGTCTTCTTTCAAAGAAGAATTGAATAAATGGGCAAATTCAGCGCTTGGACGAAAAGTTGCATCTTGACCTTTTAAATCTTTAAGGGTTAAATCATAGTTGGCTAATATTTTTTTAACCATATCCAACGGTATTTTATCACCATACACCATCAAACTAAATAATTCTTCTTTTATATCTTCACCAAAATTTCCAGCTTGTTGCGCTAATCTACTTAATTGTCTGTCTGTAATGGTTTTTTTAGGTATAATGTCCTCATCTACAATGTTAACGCTGACATCATTACCCAATTTTTTTATATTGCTAGTAATATTAGCATCAGTTAAGTCATCTTTTTTGATATTAACCGTGGTTTTGTCAGTCGCCCCACCCAACATATTTTCTTTGATTTTATTTTTGTTTATCATAATTCTTTATATTGTATTTTAATATTAGGTCTTTTTCATATAACTTAGCATCAACATCTTCAAGTGTTTCACCAAATTTAAAACAAAGTCTTTTTTCTGGATAAGCATCGTAAGCGTTGATGTTTTCCCAAGCCAAGGCAATAACACCATCAATGGCATCCCACACGGCAAACGTATCGCTATTTTGAATAACATCTAATTTTAGTTCTGACTCAAGTCTCCCAACATTTTTTATAAAATTATCGTGCGGTGGCTCTGGTCGACCAGATGCTGGGAATGTGTCCCATTCTTCACCATCAATATTACTAATTGTGTTAGAAAAAATAAATTCATAAATCAGATTGCCTTTATAATCTTTACCAACCATATTTACGTATATCAAAAATAAATTATTCATTAATTAACGTAATAGTTTAATTCGTAAGTGTTTCCTTTATCCAAACCTCGGTTATAAACTTGGATAGCTAAAGCTTTTCTTTGTTCTTTTCCGTCTTTAAATAAACCAATAATGTGACTTCTAGTTTCACCAGATTTTGGTTTACCTCGACCAAATGTTATTTGAGTTTCCCAAGAATTTTGGTCAATCTCATAACCTTTTGCTTCAACATTCTTACGTGCCGCTTGTACTGCACCAGAATAAGTATCAAAATAAGTATTTTCTTTGTTTTCATTCATTGCTTTTGGGTCTGGTTGGACCTCTGGCATTGGTAAAAAAGGCTTATTCTTTCTACTTGGTTTAGTTTCACTTGGTTTAACTTCTGGTGTTTTTACTGGTGCTGTTTTTGGTTCTGTATTTTTCATATCTTCTTGATTAAAAGTCTCGTGTAATTTATTTACAAAATAGTCTTTATCAAAGGTACTACTTTTTTTTGTATTAATCAAATTTTCACCAACCATTTTTGATACAGGTGTTTTAGACCACATTTTACATGACCAATATTTAGGTGTTGTTCTATCTTTAGCTTGAGCACATTTATGTCTAGCTCTAAATGATTTTCTTCTTTCTGGGTCGTCTCTCTTGATTTCCATGTTAGGGTCACCAAAATTAACTTTTATCACGTTTCCTTTTTTGTTTTTAACATAAACTTTAAATTTTTTTACATCACCTTTAATTGGTTTACCCAATGGTTTTCCATCATATTTACCTTCATAAAGTTCACTAATCTCTACGTTACCGTATTCGTCTTCGTAACCACCTTCAGTTTCACCATCGTAGTCCATAGAATCATCTTCTATGTTAGACTCAAAGAAATGATATACTTCTTCAATATCATCAGCTGAACTAGCAACGTGGTCTACTGCCCATGCGTGACCATTGGCGCACATTTCATCTACTTGTTCTTTATTCATTTCTAATAATTCACAAGTAGCATGGTGTATTGTTTTAAGGTTTTGCCAAAACATATAATTCATGGACTCACGACCTTCATAGTTTCCACCTTCGTTTGTTAGTTTATCCCATTGTTTTTTGTCTGGATAATCTTCACTTCCTGGTTTTGCTGGTGATTCACCTCTTTCTCTTTTGGCTTGTATGTTAGCCCACAAACCGTCACCTTCATTAACTGGGACGCAATTAGGTACTTCTTTACCACCTTTTTCTTTCATACCAATTTGTTTATAACCCTTCCAACATGGATTCGCTTCATCTAAAATATCATTAGACCCATCTTGAAACATATTGTTTTTTTTAGGTGTTTTTAAGAATAAGTCTTTGTTTTCGAATATTTGTAGTTCTTCCAAATTTTCTTCGTCTTGTCCACTGTTAGATTGACCATCAGTAGTATCCCCGCTTCCAAACCCATCATCACTATCGTCTGCATTATCGGTATCATCATTAGCGTTATCAATATCAGAACCTTCTGAACCATTATTCCCAGCCGTATTAATTTTTTTAATTATATCTTTTTTGTCTTCTTCATCCATTTGAGATGTGTTTGTGGCAGATATTAATGAATTGATAGCAAATTTTTCTAAATCAAAATCTGGTTGTCCTTGTTCTTCTGTATATTTTCTAAGTGCTTGACCTAATTTACCAGTCAATTGTTCGATGAATTTTTTAGGGTCCACCGTTTCATCAGCTTCTACTCCCGCATCAAATGGTTCGTCATCAAATGGTTTATCATCTGCTGGCGCTGTTTCTGGTTCGGTATTAGCTAAACCATCAAAACCAGCATCATCTGCTGGTTCTGTAATAGGTGCAGCTGGAGCTGGAGACGCTGGTGCGTCTAGCTTCAACTTATATTTTGTTTCGTTTAAGTTATTTACTGTACTTTTTTTTTTAAAGCATCGATGATGTCGTCCATTGAATCAATTGCTAATTCAATAGATAACCTAGATTCATTAATGTTTTCACTAGCTTTTTTACCAGCTCTTAAACCAGCTAAATCTCCAGAGTCAATTTTACCGTTTTTGTTAAGGTCTATTTTATCTTGGTCTCCAACTAAATCTTCTTCCTCAAGCATTGCATCAATAGCTTTTTCAGCTTCGGTTAATTCATCATCTTCAATTTTTTCCTCAAACATTGGTTCGTTTTCTTCCATATTACCTTCGTTAGTAAATCCGTTACCACCATATTGTGAAAAACCAGCAATACCGTTTTCAGTCAACAAGTTGTCGTTTTCAAACACATTGATATCGCCACCTTTACCATAAGCTTCAGCTAATGATTTAAAGTTTAAGTTTAAATGTTTAATAGCCTTTGCGTAAGACGAATAAGCTTCTGATTTTTTATTTTGTAAACCACCAATGTAGTTAAAATCTTCAGCTAACAAATTAGATTTTTTATTAGATACTTTAATAAAGTATTCTTGATTTTCTCTTACAATAGCGTAAGACTTACCATCTGGACCAATCTTCGTTAATTCAATAGCTGATTTTGATGTGTTTTCATTGATAGACGAAATTCCCATCAATTCTCGCATACGTTCGTTGATTTGGTTTCCTTTAAGACCCATTGGGTTTATGTTTAAGTTTTTCATATCTTATTTGTTTTTATTTATAAATATAATAGTTTTTATTAAAGATTATCTAACATCAAGACTACCTAGTGTAACGTCTTTATTATCACCCATTAACCAACAACCTGTACCACCACTAACGGTTCTTACCCAAATAGGTATACTTGAAGAAGAACCTACGTTAACAACAATGCCGTTGATTCCGATAATACAACCAGAAGCACCACCATAAACTTCGGTGTAAGTATGTGCGGTCATATTTGGTGTTTGCGCTGGAACTATAATGCTATGTATATCATTAATTTTTGCCATAATTCTTTTGTTTCTATATAAATATTCAACAAATTAAAAAAAGCACCATAACGGTGCTTTATTTAATTTTATTATCGGTATTATGTTAAAATAACAACGCAAAATAATATGCAAGTTTATAACCAAGAAAAGCGCCTAATGCCGTTGGTACTGGGAATATAATAAATTTAGCCAAACTTGTTACATATTTAGGTCTATTAATAACCTTACCTACATAAAAGTAATAGATTAAGTAACCTATTAGGACCATTATATCTATTTTTTCTGCAATGAAAACTACTAGTATTGAACCTAAAAACCCATAAACCGTATTTTCTAAAATAGCTTGTCTAATTTCTTTAGAGCTAGTCTCTCTATATTCTTTTTTTATTTTTTTTAAACTCATAAGTTTTATTAATTACTTAAAGTTGCTTTAATTGCTGGGTCCACCTCACTAAACTCTTTCATTAATTTATACTTGTGAGAATATTGGTCTATTCGACATCATATTATTGACACCAACTTTAATATTTTTAATAACTTCATCATCTTTATGATTCTGTAATAAAACATCAATGAATGAAACTATTGTTTCCATATCTTCTTCCACTAATCCTCTTGTGGTGACAGCTGGCGTCCCAATCCTAATACCCGATGTGATAAAAGGTGATTTATCATCAAAAGGTATCATATTTTTATTTACCGTAATATCAGCTTTACCCAACAGTTCTTCCGCTTCTTTACCTGTAATCCCTTTGTTTCTAAGGTCTATTAGTATCATATGGTTATCAGTTCCATTGGATATTAAGTTATATCCTCTTTTGATAAATGATGAGGCAATAGCTTTAGCGTTCTTTTGAACTTGTACTTGATAATCGTAAAATTCATCAGTTAAACACTCTGCAAAAGCTACTGCTTTAGCTGCGATTATGTGCATCAAAGGTCCACCTTGATTACCAGGAAAAACTGCAAGGTCTAATAAATTAGACATCATTTTTAAATTACCCTTATTATCAGTTACACCAAAAGGATTCTCAAAATCTGTACCCATCAATATTAAACCACCTCTTGGCCCACGAAGGGTTTTGTGTGTTGTAGTTGTTACAATGTGACAATATGGGATTGGATTGTTCATCAATCCTTTAGCGATTAAACCAGATGGGTGAGATATGTCCCCCAATAATAAAGCCCCAACGCTATCAGCGATTTTTCTAAAACGTTTAAAATCCATATCACGACAATAAGCAGAAGCACCACAAATAATTAATTTTGGTTGTTCACGAATTGCAATTTCTTGTATTTTATCATAATCAAATTCTCCATTTTTTTCTACACCATAAAAACTTGGTGTGTATATTTTTCCAGAAAAATTAACTAGTGAACCATGTGTTAAATGCCCACCATGAGATAAATCAAACCCTAAAATTTTATCTTTAGGTTGCAAACAAGCGGAAAATACAGCTGTATTTGCTTGAGAACCAGAATGCGGTTGAACATTTGCATACGCTGCACCAAATAATTGTTTAGCTCTTTCAATTGCCAATAGTTCTATTTCATCAACAACTTCACAACCACCGTAATATCTTTTACTTGGGTACCCTTCTGCGTATTTATTGGTTAAACAAGAACCAGCAGCTTTCATAACAGCCTCACTAGTATAATTTTCAGAAGCTATAAGTTCTATACCTCTAGTTTGTCTTTCATTTTCTTTTGATATTATATCAAAAATGTCTTTATGTTTCATTTGTTAATCTACGTTTTATGATTTCTTCAATTTTATTTTCTATTTCTTTCGTAATGTTATCATCAAGACCATACCACCAGATATCAAATCCTTTTCTTTCACATAACCAATCAAATATTTCTAAGACACATTTTTTTATTTCTTTGTTTACAAGTCCCATATACTTTTCTTTTTACATTTAAACCTATCTTTAATTAGTGATATCACCAGCCCCATCACTAATATCAACTTCTTCATAATCTTCGTTTTCTTTTTTATATTGGTACCATGCTGGGTTAGGTAGACCACTATAGTGGTCCCATAACTCAGCTTCTATCATATCTATTTTTTCTGGCTTACTCATTTAAATTAAAATATTTATCAATTATATCTAACCTATCTTCTGCGTCTGCTAATAATTGAAGTGATTCAGTAGCGTCTTTTAAAAAATCGTTAGCTGTGTGGTCACCAATACCTACCGCTTGGTTTTCTAATAAATCTAAAGCCATGAATGCCTTTTCTTTATCTGCTAATGCTTGCGCTTTTAATGCGTGTATAACTCTTGTTTTTCTCATTTTTAATTTTTAGATTTTTATATTTTGCTGTTAATTAGTTAGTACTAATTGTTTTTTTATCACTTCTTCATATTGATTAATTGAAAGTTTCAATAACCCTAGTGAAGCAGATGTGGTGCTACCATCTTTGATATAGTTAGCGATGATTGTGTTCATACTACCAAGCATTTGTTTTTTTGCCATTTCTGGTGTGACTTCTGGTTCAATAGAAACTGACAAATCTTGTATCTCTTTAAGAATTTCACTCGTTTCAACCTTATCCAACTTAGTTGTTGGGTATTTTTTAATGTAAGTATTCATCACTGAACCTTGACTATCAGCCATTTCAAAACGCATGTAGTCTGTTTTAGACACGCCAGTATATTGATATTGACCCCCATTATTAAAAATAAGTGTTAAATCACCCGTAGCCGTGTCATACACTGAAGCGCAAATATTCGATGAAGAATACATTGCTTTTACTTTTCCATTTTTTTCTTGTTTTTTTAAAATCATTTTTGTATATTTGTTTTTATTATTGTGCGTGCGTTTTGTAAGCTTCAATTTCGTTCAAAGGAAAAATTTTACCAGTGCTAGTTAAAGTATTATTGATTTCATCTCGCTCATCTAATATTACAATAATGTGGTCACCAGTAATCATTAAACCACAATCTAAAAATTCTATTTTTGTGGTTCCCCTTAAGTGTTTTTCTTGATAATCTTTATTCTTTATTAATAATTCTACTTTTCCAAATTTTGGGGCTGTGTTTGTTGTCATTATTTACTTTTTGTACAAAGATACGAATATTTATCTTTAAAAGCAAGGTTGTATATATAAAATATTTTTAGTACCTTTGTTAAAAATTATGAATAAAAACACATATTATGAATAGAGAGATTTGCCCAAAAGTTAAAATTATTATGAATCATTCGGTTAAAGAAGCTAAATCTTTTGAGGATAATAAAGTTAGGCCAGAACATATAATTTTATCTATCTTGGTAGATAATGATAACGAATGTATCAAAGTGTTAAAACTGCTAAATATTGACACTGTTGATTTATATGATAGAGTATCTGATTTCTTACGGCAAACAGATTTAACCCCTAGAGTTACTAACACAACTAGGAAAACATTACCTTTTTCTGATGAAACAAAGGCAATAATCAAAACGTTAGATGAAGAATGTGAAAAATTAAATGACAATACTATTGACACAACACATGTTATGTTAGGGATATTGTTTGCAAATTTACCAGTAAATAATCTACTTGGTAAATTTGGTGTTACATATAACCGTTTTAAAAAATCAATTACAGATATGAACAAAACCCAACCAAAAAACAGCGCACTAGGCGGTGAGGAAAATGAAGACCAAGAGTTTTACAAAAGAAACAAAAAAGAAACCGATACCAAATCTAAAACTGTTGTTTTAGATAACTTCTGTAGAGATGTTTCAAAATCAGTTGAGAAAGGTGAGATTGACCCAGTTGTTGGTCGTGAAAAGGAAATTAAAAGAATTTCCCAAATTTTATCTAGGCGAAAAAAAAATAACCCAGTTCTTATTGGCGAACCTGGGGTAGGTAAGTGTATTTGTTCTGATACTGAGGTAGTTATGAGAAATGATTTGACTGGAGAAGTGTTTAAAACAACAATAAGTAATTTATTAAATACGTTTACCAACATCCCTTTAGAAAAACAATAACAGTACAAGAAATGTGGGCTAAAGATAAAAGAAAAACTGATTTAGCTATATCTAAAGGATTGGTAATATGGGATTCAGAATATAGATGGGGAAATAGAGAAGAAATAATAAATAAATGTATTAAATTTTTAAATAAATAAAAATGGAAGAATTAAAAAAAATAACTAAATCATTTGATATGTCTGATTTTAGTATCTTAACCGATAGTGGTTTTGTGAAACTTGAGAAACTACACGAAACAATACCTTATCAAGTATATCAACTTAACTTAAATGACGGAAAAGAACTTAAATGTGCGGATAACCATATCGTATTCTATAAAGATGATATGGAAGAGGTCTTTATTAAAAATTTATTGGTTGGTGATAAAATCTGTGTTAATGGTGATGATAGTTTATCTGAAGTTGAGGTTATAGGTATAACCAATTTAGGTTACGAAGAGATTATGTATGATTTTCAATTAACTGAGGGTTCTAATAGAAGATATTATACTAACGGAATATTATCACATAATACATCTATCGTTGAAGGATTAGCTCAATTAATTTATGACGGTAATGCACCTAGAACACTCCAAGGTAAAAAAATATACAGCCTAGATTTGGCTAGTATTGTTGCGGGTACAAAATATCGAGGACAATTTGAAGAAAGAATGAAAGCAATCTTAGAAGAATGTCAAGCTAACCCAGATGTTGTGTTATTTATTGATGAATTACACACAATTGTTGGTGCTGGAAACGCATCTGGTTCTTTGGATGCGTCAAATATTTTTAAACCAGCATTAGCTAGAGGTGAAATTCAAATTATAGGTGCCACTACTTTAGATGAGTATAGAGAAAATATCGAAAAAGATGGTGCGTTAACTAGACGTTTTCAACAAGTTCTTGTTGAAGAACCTACATTAGAGGAAACAAAAATTATTTTGATGAACATCAAAGAAAAATATGAAAAACACCACAAGGTAAAATACACTGAAGAGGCTATTAATGAATGTGTAAAATTGGCTGATAGATATATCATGGATAGAAGTATGCCAGACAAAGCAATTGACGTGTTGGATGAAGCTGGTGCAACAACTAACATTAGTGTTGATAAACCAGAAATCATCAAAGAACTCGAAGAACAAAAACGTGTTATTAACGATAAAAAAATAGATGTTGTTAAAAAGCAAAAATATGAGGAAGCGGCCAAACTCAGAGATGAAGAAAGAAAAGTAATTGAAAGTTTAGAACAAGCTGTTAGTGAGTGGCAATCTAAACTAGATAATAACATAACCGAAGTTGGTGTTGAGTTAATTTCTGAAGTTGTTTCTATGATGACTGGTATTCCTTTGACTAAAATTTCTACACAAGAAACTAAAAAGCTTATGGAGATGGATAAAAATCTTATGGGTAAAGTTATAGGTCAAGATGCTGCCGTTGCTAAGGTTGTTAAAGCAATTAAACGTAATCGTATAGGTATAAAAGATAAAAACAAACCTGTTGGTTCTTTTATTTTCTTAGGACCAACTGGTGTTGGTAAGTGTATTTGTGGTGATACTCAGATAGTTATAAGAAATAAAACTACTGGTTTAGTTGAGGAAATTGATATTAATGAATTAAAAAATAGAATAAAACATTAACCAAAGCCAGTTAGCCCTAACTTTTAAAACTTCATGATATTCATTATAAAATAGATATCATGAAGATAAAAACAAGTAAAGGTGTAATTTGTGGTTGTTGCGGACAAAAAGCTAAACTATATAAAAGAGAATTAACTCCTAATATGTGTATATCATTATTATATATGTTAAAGTTTTATAGACGTTCAAAATATAGATATATAGGTATATAACGCTTAGTATAAGATACGTTGCGACTTGCAACACTAAAATTTAGAATTATGAACAGAATTAAGCAATGGATTTTATACCGTGTTATATTCTTTTTTAATATTAATAAACTAAAATTACAAAAATGAGTGAAACAGTACATTACAAAGGGGTTGCTATTAAAATTGAGCAACCGAATGACAAAACATTATTAGATGTTGCTAAAGGTATTTTAAAGGAAAGAAACTATGATATACCAGACTATGATAACGCTATTGAGTGTTTAACGAAAGAGTTTTATGAAGAGTTCTTTTACCACCCTAAAACACAAAATCTATACAAGATAACAAAAGAAGGTCACGATTTAGATGAGGAAATAATTAAGGCTGATTTAATGGATGACGGAACTATTGTTTATGAGTTGAGATATTACAACGGTGGTGCTGGATTTGAGGAATGTATGGAAGAGGCTTTTGATAAGCTCGATTCTTAATTGCATATAACGAATAGTATAAAAAATCGTTTTAATGTTTTTTATACAGTGTTATGTACTGTATAGGCGAATTAAAACACAAAAATTATTAAAAATGAGCGAGGGTAAAAAAGAAAAAATAAACGTATTATCATTGTTTGATGGTATGTCTTGTGGACAAATAGCATTGAATAGAATAGGAATTGAATATGAGAATTACTTTGCATCTGAAATTGATAAGAAAGGAATTTTTATCACACAAAAAAACTTCCCGAATACAAAGCAATTAGGAAGTATAACCGAATTAAAAGGAAGTAGTTTACCTAAAATAGATTTACTATTTGGTGGAAGTCCTTGTCAAAGCTTTAGTTCTTTCGGAAATGGTAAAGGATTTGACGGTAAAAGTGGATTGTTTTGGGATTTCGTAAGAGTTTTAAAAGATGTAAAACCAACATACTTTTTATTAGAAAATGTTGTAATGAAAAAAGAATGGCAAGATATTATTACAGAAGCGTTAGGAGTTAAGCCAATACGAATAAATTCAAACCTTTTTTCTGCACAGAATAGACCGAGAACTTATTGGACTAACATCCATATACCTAAATTACCAAAAGAAAACAAGACAACAGTTTACGATATTTTAGAAACACCAAACTTTCATAACAGTTACCCTAAATGGTTGCTTGGTAAATTTGGTAATAAAACAAGATTAGAACAGTTGTGGTACGCTGATGGAAAAGCAAGTTGTTTAACTTCAAATATGCACAAAGGACAAAAATCAACTTTTACAAAAGACAGAAAAGAAAACATACATAGACTTACAGTATTTGAGTGTGAGAGACTCCAAACTGTTCCGTATGGTTATACAGAAGGTGTTTCAAATACTGATAGATATAAAATGCTCGGAAACGGATGGACAGTAGATGTAATTGCTCATATTTTTTCTTCTTTAAAAGGGGAGGAAATTTTTAATAATTTTTCTAACGAAAATGTTTAATCGAAGCACGAATGTAGCACTTGCAGGTAACGAATTGTATTTTGCAACATATAAAAATGGGCTTAAAGATGAAACGGGTAAAAATAATGAATATCGTTTAGAACTAATTAATGGTGTTATATTACCCGATTTATTTTTAAAAAATAAGAAAAAAATAATTGAATTTGATGGAACATATTACAATAGAAACACACCAGAAAATTCGTTAAGGGAAGATAGACGAGATAAAATGATATTAGAATCTGGATACGAAGTATTACATATTAGTGAATCAGATTATAAAAAAAACAAACAAGATATAATAAACAAATGTCTTGGATTTTTAAAAAAATAATAGTAACTTTGTAAATAAATTAATAAATAATATGGATAGAATAGAAGAAATTGAAAAAAGACTTGGTGATAATGTTTTATTATTTAATAAACATGAATTTGAATCACTTAAAAAAATAACAAAAACTACAAAAGTAAGTGATTATGAAGTATTAACCGATGATGGTTTTGTTGATATAGAAGCGTTACATGAAACAATTCCATATGAAGTATATAAACTTAAGTTAAGTGATGGTAAAGAGATTAGATGTGCCGATAACCATATTGTATTTAATGAAGAAATGAAAGAAGTTTTCGTTAAAAATCTATCTATCGGTGATAAGGTAAAAGTTGACGTTAATTGTGTGTCATCCGAATCTGAAGTAGTTGAATTAACTAATTTAGGTTATGAAGAAATAATGTATGACCTTGAATTAAAAGAAGGTTCAAATAGAAGATATTACACCAATGGTATTTTATCACATAATACACTTTTGGCTAAATTGTTGGCAGAACAAGTATTTGGTGATGCTGATGCTTTGGTAAGAATGGATATGTCTGAATATATGGAAAAACATTCGGTTTCTAGACTTGTAGGTCCACCACCAGGATATGTAGGTTATGACCAAGGTGGTCAATTGACCGAAAAAGTTCGTAGAAAACCACATTGCGTTATTTTATTTGATGAGATTGAAAAAGCACACGAAGATGTGTTCAACATGTTGTTACAATTATTGGATGAAGGTATGCTTACTGATGGTTTAGGTCGTAAAGTTAATTTCAAAAACGCACTTATCATCTTGACATCGAACATTGGTGTTAGAGAAGTTAATTCTTTTGGTAAAACAATGGGGTTTGAAACACCAGAAAATAGTGTAAACGAGGAAAACAAAGCACGTGCTATTATCGAAAAAGCTCTTAAGAAAAAATTCAAACCAGAATTTCTTAATCGTATTGATGAAGCGATTATCTTTAATAGTTTATCCGAAAAAGACATTCACGAAATTATATACTTAGAAATTGCTAATCTCGAAAAAAGAATTAGTGAGATGAATTACAAAATAGACATCAAAAAAGATGCTATTGAATTTATAGCTAAAAATGGTTATGATGAAGCTTACGGTGCTAGACCTTTGGCCAGAGCAATTCAACACTACGTTGAGGATGCTGTAGCTGATGAGATACTAAATGGTAATGTGAAAGAAGGTGAGACAATTGAAATTACACTTGACAAAGAAAAACAAGAACTGATTTTAAAGGCTAAAAAAACCAAAAAAACTAAATAATAAATAAACCCACAATTTTTTGTGGGTTTTTTTATATTTATCAATATGAATATAATTGAAAAAGCTTTAGAAGACAAATATGGTGAGTACCTTGTAGGTTTAGATATCTATGAGACAGCTACTAGTTTAATCCTATCTAGAATCGTTTTAAATAAAGAATCTAGGGAATCTGGTATTGGTACGAAAATAATGACCGACCTAATCAATTATGCTGATAAAAACAAACAAATAATTGTGTTGACTCCATCATCTGATTTTGGTGGTAACAAAAATAGATTAATCCAATTTTATAAAAAATTCGGTTTTAAGAAAAATGCTGGCCAATATAAACATTTTGGTTTTAAAGATGATATGATTAGATACCCAAAAGGAATTAATGAAGGTAAATCATTAATTAAAACACTTCTTAGAGAAGCATTAGATAAAACTATCACATGTGTTTGTGGTTGGCATTGGAAAGAATCAGAATCAGACAAAAGTGATTTATATGTTTGCCATAAATGTGGTCATGATAATACACCTAAAAAAACTTTGAACGAATCAATTATGCGAAACCATAAAATTGACGCTAGAAAAGTAGCAGATTTTGTTAATTTTGCAAAAGCTTATTTGAAAATTGATGATGATATTAAAGTTGCTTTAGCATTTGAAAGAACTCCAGACTTAACAACAACAGCTTATTACAATTATAGTGGTGATGGTTTAATTAAAATATATGCCAAAGATAGAGCTATAATAGACATATGTCGTTCAATAGCACATGAATTGGTACATCATTTACAATTTTTAGAAGAAAGGTTATTAAACGCATTAGAAGATGGCGCAGATGGTAGCCCAATTGAAAATGAAGCAAACGCTATTGCTGGGATTATAATAAGGAAATGGGGTAAACTCCATCCAGAATTTTATATTTAAGAATATGCCATATAAAGTAAAAGGGAAATGTGTCTACAAAAAAGAAGACAACTCAAAAGTAGGTTGCACCAAAGGTGGTAAATCAGATAAACTATCAATCAAAGACATTGCCGATAAATTCAAAGTATCGGTAGATAAAATCGAATCACAAATAAAAAAAGGAATTGGTGTTGAAGTTGAACACACGAACGATAAAATAAAAACAAAATATTGTGTTGATAATAAAATTAAATTAAAAATAATAAAGTATGATGAAGATATTATTGATAAATTAAATAATTTATTTTAGGCCAATATATTCATGTGAAAAACAAAGTCTTTTATTATCATAAAAATGGTTTTTGTAATTATCCCCATTTTTAATATCTGACCTAATTTTCATGTTTTTACTAGTTGGTTTCCATAAATTAGAGTTATTCCTATAAAATCCAAGTCTTGGGTGTGATGTTTTACTGAAAAATCGATGTCCCTCATCAACATGAATTTGAGCTATAGCGTTTGAAAACGCAGAACCGATTCCCACGCCTTGTACATCTGGTAAAATTACCGTCCTGTGACCACGCCACGCATTTTTAATTGTCCCACTCGGCATCGTGATAGTGGCACCAAACGCTACAACGTTTCCATCCCATACGCCAACATAACACCTAGAAGCTTTATTTACATTCCCATCTAAATAGTGATGGTCTTTAAACATTCCCCAACTATCATATTTTGTGCGATATATGTCAATTTTGATTTCTGGGCGGGCAAAAAAAAACCGTCCATCAGCTCACCTGTGTCCGTATCTAAAACCCAATCTGGTTCTAGCCACTCTAAAATGTCTCTATGACAAGTTGAGAGCACTATGTTTTCTAAGTTATTATTCTTTACGAATCTAGCTAGTGACATACTAGCAGCTTTAGCAACGTTTCTATCAACAACACTAGTAAACTCATCGATTACAGCACCGTTTTTTAATTTCCTAGCTAAATCGGCTCTGAATTTTTCACCGTTGGATAATACATGATATGGTTTATACCATGAAGGTACTGAATTAAGACCAACACTACCTAATTTATTGATTGCGTCATCTGGGGTTTCAAAATGCGATACAATAGATTTAACGGGTTCCCACGTAGGTGATTCCTCAACACCAAAGTTTTTTAATAACGTTGACTTTCCAGAACCACTGGAGCCAACAATTACACCTATTTTAAATTTAGTAGGGAGTTTACTTGGAATTTTCCAAGGGTGGAATTTAGATATTCCATCAAAAGCACAATCAAATGCTTTTTCGCTGGCTGCGATGAAATCATCTCGGTCAACACTAGATACCAATGGCTCAATATCTTTTTTTAGTTTTTCAATAACTTTTTCCATAAAACTTTTTTTAATAAATATTAAAAAAAATGGTAAAATTATAAAAATAAAAAGTTAGGGCACTAAAAAAATGTCCTAACTTTTAATATTTTGTTTGGTAAAATTATTTTTTACCTTCGGTAAGTCTATTAACTTTATCGGTTAAAGCAGCAATCTTGTTTTCTAAAATAGCAGACTTTTGTGCTTGTCTTGTAGATTGTTCGTTAATCCACTCTTGTTTTTTAACAGCAACTGCCTCATTTACAATGTTATCGATTAAATCAACAAGGTGATTTTCTTTAATTTTTACTGTTTTTTTTGCAACTGAATTTTCTTTTGACATATGTTCTAAGGTTTAATTAAATCTTATTTAGTAATAAATATGCTAATTTTAATAAAAGTCATAAAAAACTACCTAACAAATTCCTCTACCTTAAAAATTAATAGTAAATCTGTGGTTGTGATATTTTTTAAGGTAGCAAAAAATTTTGCTGCATTTAATGTATCGTAAGCCGATGTTGTGTTTATAACTTCACCATATTTTGTTAATAACGCAAATTTTTTCATAGTATTATATTTTTATATAAATATAATGAAAAAAATATAAAAGTAAATTAACTATTTAACAAAGCTTGTCAGCACATGATGAACTGGCCCATGCGTCTGGTTTTACTTTAAATTCATAACCCATCCCTAAAATATAACCAACAGCTTGTTGAAGAGCTTTGTTAGATTCGTGTTTAGGGTCTGGGTTTATATCAGCATGAATTTCCATTTTTATGTCATATAAATCTAATAAAGGGGCTATTTCATAAGCTACTTCAACCGATTTACTAACTTCATAAACCATTCTCTCGTTAACCAACTCTTTACTGTTAGCTTGTTTAAATTCATGGTAATAAGTTGCAGCGATAATCATACCACCACGACCAACAACCACCCCACCACCTAAATCTTCGGTTGTGGTAACAAGTATCACCGTAGCAAATTTATATGTAAATTTACCAGCTTTTTGAGAATCAGTACCAACCGATACTTTAAGCATACGACCTTTTTCTAACTCTGCTTCAAACAATCCCTCTAAGTAATCTAAGATTGGTTCACCAATCAACTTTTCATTTCTTTTCCATATCATAACACTAATTTTTGTTTTTACTTTATAACAAAAAAGACCCCTTAAAAAGGAGCCTTTGATTTTCTTAGTTGATAAACGTTGTTGGTAACAACTCTTTCAACCTAGAATAATTCTCTTCTCCTATATCTTCTATTTTTACACCAATTCTATGTAACGACCCACCATTCGACTTATCTAAATAGGCTATCTCAGACGGAATGTCTTTAATAGGGTTACCGTTTAGATTTAAAAATTGTAGATTTTTTAACATGCCGATTTCTTTCGGTAACACTTTAATATTATTTTCCGTTAGAACAAGCATTTCTAAATTCGTTAATTTACCAATAGAAGGGTGTAACTCCACCATCTTTGCGTTTGTGATGATAAGTTGGTCAAGTAATTTAAACTTGCTAATATCTGGTAATCTAGGTATTTCTCTAGTCATAAATCTTATTGATGGTGTGTTTTCATCCAATAACTCAAACAGACTCTCAGCGAATCCAAATTGAATCAAGTAATCCAAGTACCTGTTATTTTCTAATCCTTTGCTATGGTGTTTAGCCATAGACATTAATTCTGTGTAAAAAAAGTTACTAACACCTTCACTTTTACTTATTACGTCTTCAAATATACTAACATTTTGTCCGTTACGACTATCCTTTAACTGGTTAGTTTCAAAGTGAATTTGGTAAATCTCTTTCGATTTTCCTTCAAAGAACTCGTTATTAATTATAATATAAATATCAGAGTTTTTACCGTTAGGTTTTTTATGGTTATTTGTATAACTTTTAAACATACCATTACCTTTTCTAGCTGTACACCAGTTAGCAAAATCTTCAAAGATTACACTAGCTTCAGTACTTCTAGGTATAAAAAGAGTAAATTTTCTATCTTTTACTGGTATAATCGCTTGACCTATATCTACAAATCGCTGCATTGTTCTCTCAATAGCACTTGGGTCTTTTTCAATAAACGGGTCAACGGCATCAAATAATTGAGATAAAGACTTATATTGGTTAATATCCGTAGGGTCACTAACACCCACAAGACTGTAACTACCTTTACATAATTCTTTAAATTTTTTCTTACGTTTATTTTCTTCAAACAATGTAAGATATTTGTTAGCTTGTGGTAAATCCTCATAAACTAATCTAATCGCTGACTCAATTGTTTTTGGTTCTTTTAACAAACGAGAAAATAAATTCAACATCCATTGTAGATTTATCTTATTTTCAGTTGGGTCAGCTATAATCATTGAACTAAATACTTCAGAACAAATACTTACTTTTTTTAGTGTTCTATCTTTACCGTTTTGTTTTTCAGAAATAATAGCGATTAGCTCACCATCAATATTTGCTATAGGTAATGACACATAACCAATCTTGGTTAAGTCAGACAAGTTTGAATCCAATTGTTTATTTTCTGTTCCCTCGTTACATTCAAATATATCGAATAATTCAGCTAAAAAAGTTAACCTGTCTGTAATGTTTTTTTCTTTCATCTTATAGAATTTCCTAATACGCAAAGGTACTAACAATTTTTGGCTAAAACAAGGGGTTAAATTAAAAATCTTTTAAAATAATCTTCTTCCATGTATTCTTCAACTCTTCTTTTTAAAAACCAGACCAAACTATCCATATTGTCTGCTTCTCTTTCTAGAATATCTAAAATTATGTCATTTGGGTTTTCACCATCTGTTAATCGATACTTCATTTCTTTAAAATAATTAACTTTATCTTCTTTGACTAATTGAGTTATAATTAAATTATAGGTTTCCCATCTAAACTCTAATTCATCATCCAAGGTTTGTAGCACACAATTAATGTGTTTGTTGTACGCTTTATCTAATGTGGATTTTTTTCCGTTACCAGCTGTTAATAAAAAATTTTTAGCTTCCATCAGTGTAAAATTAATAAAATGTTATTTAGTAATAAATATCTCAGAAGTCTAGATAATACTGACAATAATAAATTGGGAAAGTTAATTGAACTGATTTTCAATTAACTAATTATTAATTTTTTTTTTAGAAATTTTTTATTTTATTATAAAGTCTTTCTAATTCCTCGGTTTGGCTTTTTATCGATTCAATCACTTCAATACAAACTTCGTTAGGGTCTACGTCCTCTGTTAATTTGTACTGTAATTCTTTAACTTTTAGATTATCTTTTAAGGTGTTTTTTAATTCTAAGATAACTTGGTTGTATGTGGCCCAAGCTTGTTTTTTTTCATTATCACCTAGAATAAGATTTTGGGTGATTTTAATTTCGTACTCGTGTTCCAAATAAGAATCAAAATCACCGTAGTGTTCTCTTAAGACCGTTTTTATTTTTTCTTTTATGTCCATTACATATTATTTTAATGGAACATTTTTTGATAAAAGATAATCTTCTCCAATGTTACCAAACATCCAATCAGTAATAACTTGTTTTGTAAAATCATCTCCCATATTATACTTATTTTTCATATACTCGAATAAAGCTTTTGGTGATATTACCTCATCATCAACGTTAACCTTAACCATTTTCTGTGTGTGGTATTCACCACCTTCACGAACATAGTTTTCCGTTGGTGTATAGTTAGCCATCAAGTCTTCTGACATTTCTTTAACCATGTTACTATAAACCTCTGATTCGACAATAAAAACCTTCAGTTTATCAAACTGTGATTCGGTTATGATTAATTTTGTTTTCATAATTATAAATATCTAGGAAATAAAAAAAGGCCCTAAAACTAGGGCCTTTTATGTATTAAAAAAAAAATTTATAATAAAGCATCAATTAATTCTTGATACTTTTCTTTGTCTTTCAAACCAACTATTCTCCCGTTTTCAACGATTACACCATCTTTAAATGTAATAACACATGGAATACCTCTAACATTGTATTTGTCGGCTATATCACCATTTTCAACTACGTTAATTTTACCTATTTTTATTGCTTTGTCTTTGTTGTCATCACTCAATGATTCAATCACTGGGCTTAACATTTTGCATGGTCCACACCATGGGGCCCAGAAATCCACCATCACTGGTATTGTTGATTTTAAAACCATTTCTTCGAAATTCTCTTTTGTGAGTTCTAATGTCATTTACTTTGTTTTTTTTATTTTGTTATAATTATAAATATAATACCCTAAATCTAAAAATCAATGAATGATTCCGAAATTTTATGTAAATTTATTTCACTTGAATTTCCAGATGACCACATGGTTATCTATTTTATTAGTCACAAGACATAGGGTAAAACTCATTTGTTTCCATTACACATCGATGAAAATTTGAAAGTAATTCAGTTTCAAGGTTAAAAAAACCAACAATATAATTTGCCGTTAACATATCGTCCATAGAATAAATTATATCTAACATATTAGTTATATTAATTATTGTAGTTTTTTCTCTAAAATACAATGAATCATGGGTTAACGAATAAGACATGCCGTTACAAAAACTAATAAAAGAAGAATAATTGGTTTTTTTCATTTCTTTCATTGAAACTTCGCAAATAGTCAAATATATGTAATTGTTTAGTTTATTCATTTATTTTACAAAGGTACGAATTATTATTGATATTTAAAATATTTATCATAAAAAAGCTATGATAAATAAAATAGATGAGGAAATGATTGTTAAATTTCTACAGAGAAACTACCCAGTGTCTAGAATCAAACAAAACAATAGATTTAAACGTGCTATTGTTTTAGATGACGTTGCTTATATGCTTAGCGACATTAATTCAAGTAAACCACTTAAAACAAAATTAATAGCAACACTTAAAATTATTTTTGATTGTGATGCAACTAACGCTTATCGTTTAATTAGCCAAGCTTTAAGTATCTAATTACCATTTTTCTATTTTATTTAGAGGACAAAGGTATACATAAAAAAATGTAACTACAAAATTTTTTGTGTGTTTTTTATTAAATCGAATAAACAGCCATTTCCATCCTATCAATAACTAAGTTTCCTTCTTCGTTTTGTATCAAATATATCTCTACTTCCTCACCTACAGTAATAATTCCCTTACCAGAATCTTTTTCAGTGGTTAGTTTTGACCAATCCAAAGGAATTGTCACATAAGCATCGTCAGTGTTGTCGTTATCTATAAAGTAATTTACCTCCACTTCAATTTCAGAAGGTCCAGTAATACCACCTAAGTTGATATCTCTAATCCCCCAAGATTTCATTTCAATGTCAATACTAAAAGACACACGTATTTTTATGGGTGCAATATCGTTGATGTCATAACCCATGTATGTTTTGTAATTAAATCTAGCTTCAACCTCTCTAACGTATTTTTCATCTAAAGGTTCCTCATTTAAATTAGTTCTTAAACGTTCTAATTGTGATTCTGTAAGTCTTATTTTCATTGTTAATTTTTATTATAAATATCATTGATTTATAATAAAAATTTACTTACTATTGTAAATGGCAAACTTAGAATTTAAAAGTGATTTAAAATTAGGCAATGATGGTGAAGATGCCGTCATCAAATTCCTAGAATCAAAGGGGCACAAATATATCGATTCAAACCACGATAACAAATATGATGTCAAAATGTTAACCAAAGGTAAAGAAACAACCTATGAGGTAAAAACAGACGTTAAATGTGCCCCACTATTTGATACTGGTAATATTTTTATAGAATTTGAATCAAGAGGGAAAGCTTCTGGTATTGTCGTCACTCAAGCCAAATGGTTTGTTACCTATTTCAAATACTTAAATGAAGTATGGTTTATAAAGTCAAATGAACTAAAAAACCTAATAGAAAATAATGAATTTACAATTTTTAGAGATGCTGGTGATGTAGGAAGCGCAACACACGGATATTTAATTAAAAGAAAAGACTTTAAAAAATATTTTTATGTGTGCAAAATCTAAAATACCTAAACTATTCGTAGAACTAGTTCCATCAACATGTCACTTCTCCAACGTAAGAACAACAGTAAAACCATCAGAATGGGATATTATTCGTTTTATATCTTATGAAGCAGCTGGGAATAAATGTGAAATTTGTGGCGGGACAGGAAAAGAACAAGGCTATAAACATAACGTGGAATGTCACGAAATATGGGAATATGATGATGAAAACTATAAGCAAAAATTAGTAGGGCTTATTTCCTTATGCCCTACGTGTCATCAAGTAAAACATATTGGTAGAGCAATTGCGATAGGTAAGCAAAATGAATGCTTTACTCAACTCGCAAAAGTTAATAAATGGACCCAGAAAGAAATTGATGACCATATTATATCTTCATTTCAGTTACACAAGGAACGTTCTAAAAACAAATGGGATTTAGATATATCTTTATTGGAAAAAACCCCTTACAATATAAAATTAAAACCAATGAAAGAACGGGTTTTTGAGGTTAAAAAATATAAGAAAAAACCTAAAAAGAAAGCAGTCGCTGGTGTGCCAAAAAATAAAAAAATTCACCCAAAAGCAAAGATTGCTGCTGTGTTAAAACCCATGTCTTCATTAAATAATAAACGACCACCAAAAAAATAATTTTAAGGTATTATACTTTATCTGATGATGCTGTATTTATATGAAAAAATTATTATGAATATAGTACACTTAAAACCTAACAATCAAGAAGTAGAATCTTGGGTTGCAATGATTGAAAACGAAATTGTTGGCCATATCTTTATGAAACACGAGATTGAAAATAAAATAAAATTTTTAGATGCATGGGTTCATGACGACCATAGACGAAAAGGTATCTACAGAAAACTATGGGAAACTAGATGGGAGTATGTGCAAAAAAACTATCAGGGGTTTATAATATACGCTTGGTGTAAAAATACTAGTTTACCATTGCTACTAGAAAAGGGGTTTAATGCTGGTGAAATCTGTACCTATGTAGAAATTAAAGTTTAGTTTTTAAATTTTTAATAAAATCATCCATGGCCGACTTCTCAGTCAATAAAGACTTAAACATTTCATTTCGTTCACCATTCTCTGAACCCCAAGCAATTTGACACTTAGTGCACTGATAAAAACCGTCTAAACCATTAAAACCATCTTCCCCATCAGAAACTTCAATAAAAGCCAATTTACTAATTCTTTTTTTATTTTCTGGTGTCCAACCATATGATTTTCTAGCCATATTTTCAGCTACAACCTTATCACTAGTGGCACCCAAGAATAATTCTTTGTTCATCAAGTAATCAATAACTTCTCCATTATCCCAACTTGTATTACATTCTGGACACGTTCCACAATGATTTGTCTCGTTAATTTTGTAATTTTCTACCATAAATTGCGTTTTCATTCAATATACTAAATATTTATATAAAAATCTATAGTTAATGAAATTATTTTTAAATAGAAACGTAATAGTAGAAAACTATGTAGCGCCATCTGCAAGTCAAACAATTGACGAAATAGATGATATTGCTAATAGTATTTCCGACAACATATCCAAAGAGGTTTCAATACCTAACGATGTATTGAACAGTTTTAAAATCAAAGATACGCTAGAACCACAAATCTGGCAAAATGAAAAACTCAACGCAACTGTTAAATCTAAGCTAATGAAAATTGCGTCAGACTTTTATAACAGTTTAAAACTTCCTTCTGAAGTAAAAATGAAAGATGTTATTTTTACAGGTTCACTTGCAAATTTTAATTGGTCCAAATTTTCTGATGTAGATTTACATGTTGTATTGGACTTTAGTCAACTAGAAGGTGGTGAACAATTTAAAGAAGACTTCTTCTGGTCTCAAAAAGCTCTTTGGAATCAAGAACACGACATTATAATCTTTGACTACCCAGTAGAAATATACACACAAGATATAAAAGCAAAGCTTGTGGCTACCGCAGTATATAGTATTAAGTTTGATAAATGGATTCTTAAACCAGAATATGAAAATTTTAAAATTAATAAAAAGATAATCAAAAACAAAGCTGAAATTTTTATTGACCGACTTAAAGATATTCGTGATGATTATAAAAATAAAGATTTTAGTAGCGTTGTTAGTAAGGTAGAAAAACTTAAAAATAAAATCAAAAAATATAGAACCGCTGGTTTAGATAATGGTGGTGAATTTTCATTGGAAAACTTAGTATTCAAGGTTCTGAGAAGAACTACATTTATGGATATCTTAGGTAGTTATAAAGCCAAAGCTTATGATACCCTTATGTCAGTAGAAGAAGTTGAAACTATTAATGAAACTGTAATCGAAGAAGGTGAGTTAGTCGATAACACCAAATTTAAACTAGTTAGAGATAATGGTAGTGAATATTCTTATGAAGCAATTTTTGAAGACGAAGTTATTGGTAAGGTACTTATGGACGAAATCTATAATATAGATGAATATTTTAATGACGATTTTTCCGAAGAACAAATAGCAGAACTATTTCATAATGATAATATTTTTATAATAGAATGGCTTGAAGTCCCAGATGACTACTATAAAGGTGGTGGGATTGGTCGTGCACTTATGAATAAAGCAATAACATTTGCAAAGAAAAAAGGATACTCCCAAATATATTTAAACGCAAGCCCAATCGGTGGTCAAGGTTTAAATACAAAAAATTTAACCAAATGGTACGGAACATTCGGTTTCAAACCAATACTTGACCAAGGAAACAACGTTCAAATGTTATTAAACATGGGTGTCAACGAAAATAAAACCATAATTAAAAATATGCTATGCTTGTTATCCGAAGCAAATAATAGATACGCAACCAAAAGAGATTATTTTACCACATTATTCAAAATCACCAAAGCTAAACAACTTTATGGTGGTGATGAGTATTGGGAAAACGTACAAGAAGGTCAATGGGTTGGTGCCGCAATTGTTAATATTTATGGTATCATGTCTAAAATTTCAACATACAACGCACCAGCTGGACAAGTTAGAACAAACGATTTAGGTATGAGAGGTGAAAACCCAAATTACCTAGAATTTAAAATTATGGCGGGTAGAGGTATAGAACATAAAGGAACTCAAACACCAAATTTGCAACCAGCAAGAACAAGAGGTGGTTTAGGTTCAGAAGAAAATGAAGGAACCTTTACAATGGAATTACCACAAGGTATTACTCTAGAAAACGGTGCCACGTCAATTACGTTTGGTTTACCAAAACCAGGCTCGCCAGCATCCGATGCCGCAATAAAAACATACCTAATATATGGTGATGTAATCTTAGACTTCGTAAAAAACAACATGAAAGACAAAGTAGGATATGTAGATGGAAAAGGTGCTGAAGTATCAGCCCAAGCAATGGCCAACAACCCAACACTTCAAAAAAAGAAAATCAAGAAAGACTTGGAAATGGAATTAGGTCGTAGAGTAACCGATTCTGAATTGGAAGACTTCATGGCAACTGGACAAAAACCACAACCAAAACAAAGAACAATATCTATGGACCCAGACAAAGCAGCAGAATTTGAAAAAAGACAAGCTGACGCTCTGGCTAGAAGAGAAAAAATGATGCAAAGAAGACAAAAATAAAAAAAGGGGCGTAAGCCCCTTTGTTGTTTAAAACGGTAACTCATCAAAAAAACTAACATCAAAGGCTGCATCATTTTTATGTTCTGGATATTGATAATCACACTTAAACTCATTAAAAGCATCAACCATCATTCTAACACCATCATCCAAATCTTTTGGTGGGTTGACATTGCTCACACCTTTTAACTGATTATAAACCAACAATTTGATTTTGGTATAATTGTTATCAACCCATGTGTTTCGATATCCAACCTCTAACGTATGACCTTCAACCCTCATGATACCAGAATCACCAGCGTTCACATTGCCTATATAAGAACCAACACAATGACACATAAGCCTTCCTTCATTAATCAATTCGTGATTGGTCAACAACAATTTATAACCACTAAACTCGGAAAAGTCCCTATAAACCTGTGCAATATTCAAATTGATAACTGGCTCATACTTCATAACAATCGCATCATATTCTTTGGACCATTTATCATGCTCTTCCTTCAAACGTCTTAGGCTCCAAGAACAATTTATCTTATAACCCAACTGCCCACCAATCTTACACGCATCAATAAAATAATTGCTTCCTAATATCTCTTCCTTCAAGTTTTCAATGTTAATTAAATGTCTTCTTATCTGTTTCCATATCTTTAGATAATCCCATGGGTTATAACCAGATTTGTTCTTGGATAAAATATCAGCAACTGGATAAGGAACACCATAGATATGTGCCAACGCTTTCTTGCCGTTGAACAACTTCTTGGTCATGATAACATTGAAACTTAACGCATGCAACTTTTGGTCCTCACCAATATTCCTTAACCAACCAAACTTGGAAGCCAAATATTGATACACAGGATATTCATCTGGAATCTTATTGTTTTGTGTCGGCATAACCCTTAACAATGTACTATATGTGCATTGAGTGATTTTACCCTTATTACCAACACCACCAATAAAATACAACTTCTTGGTAGACTTCTTATACGAAATGGCCCAATCAGTACTTTCCCTATGATAGATGATATTGGTAATCGACATACCAAACTGTCTAACCATCCTAGCAATCTTGAAATCCCCATTGGGGAACTCAAACAAAACATCCCTAGTAGACGAATAAGAATACTTGCTCTTATTTGACTCAAAGATAACCTTCGCATGCATTCTGTCTTGTTTATAAATCTCAAGCAACCTATCCAAATTAGGACACTTGCTCTCACTAAATAAACCCCAAGTAACCCCATTCTCCGATACCTGTTTTTCCATACCTTATTTTTTAAATAGCTTATCTAAATTAGAATACAAATCCATAACAACCATCCCATCATATAATACAGGAACCCCATTGTTAACAACAAGAAATACTTCTCCATCAGTAGATTCCATTCCCTCAACAAAAAGGTCAAATCGCAAATCTTCCAAATAACCAACAACACCCTTATACATCCATGGACGATTATGGTCATGTGGTGGACCCTCGTTAAATACCAAACCAATTTGAGAAGCAGCAACAACTACCAATCCATTCTCGTCAACTATCAAAGGTTTCTCATCTACAAAAATAACCTTGAACTCTTTAATTTCTATCATATAGTAAATTTTAAATTATGTATAGGTAAAATACAAATATTGCTTTCATTTTACAAAGGTATGTAAAAGATTCCATACAGACAAATTTTAAATGAAAAAAAATCCTAAAAAAAATTTTTGGAAAATGGGGTACCCATATTTTTATTCCTAAAATTTCTGAAAAAAAAATGTGAATATAAGGGTCTTATAATATGAATCAAAAAAATTTCCCAAAAAAAATTCGTGAATAACATCATAGCCCCTATCTGGACGGCATACGGGGGGGTGCAACGAGGGGGGTAACGGGGGGAGGGGGTACGTAGGGAGGGGTGGCATGCACTATCTTTTAATAAATGTATTACGTATCCACTTAAAACTATCGTTCTTTAAAACGCTTTATTTGCAGTCATGTAAAATAAATGATATATGCAAGTTTTTTAGTTAAAAGTTTTAAACAAAAAAAAGTGCCTTTCGGCACTCTTAATTTTTAGATTGTTACACCTTGCAAATTTACTTCGGCTTTGTCAAAGATAAAGTTTCTATATTTGTCTTGTTTAAATTCGCACAATTTTTTGATTTTGTTTTGTACGATTGTTAAATCTCTGCTTTTGGTTTCTTTGTACTCAATAGCTTGTAAGATTGTTTTTTTAACTACCAATCCGAAAACGTGGATTTGATTTGTTTCTTTGTTTACCTTAACACCTTTTGTAATGTGAGTATAAGCATCTTTTTGAGCATCTGACAAAGCGATTGTTTTATCATTTTGTTGTCTTAATGCTTCTTTTACTTCTTCGCTTGACAAACGTTTTTCTAATGATGTATAAACGTTTTTGTATGCGGTTTCGATTAATTCGTTTGAATAATCTTTTTGCAATTTTTCAAAAACTTCTTTTTGATTTTCTTGCAATACTTTGAAATCGTTTACTAAACAATTTTCGTAAGTAATACCCGCAACGATTGTTTGGTTTGATTTTTCGCCTTGTTTGTTTTCGTAGTTTTTAATACCTACAAACGATGTACCTTTGATTGTTTTCGCTACTAAAACTAAGCCTAAATTTTCTACTAATGTTTTCATAATATTTGTGTTTTTAATTGGTTACTTAAATTTGTTATGCAAATATACAACTTTTTTTTAAACTACCAAACTTTTTAATAAGTTTTTTTTTTATTTGTTTTTTCGTTGTTTTAATTTGTTGGTACAAATATAAGAAACTTATTTCGTTCCCACAAGTTTTTTAGTTAATTTATATTCATTCTAAATAAGAAAAAAGTTTGTATTTTATTTGGTGGATTGAAATATTATTACTATCTTTGACTTGTCAATATGAAAGACAGGTCGCCACGAGAGTGTTGAGAGAGTAGACTCCGACACGTCTTTTATTTTTTTATGGGACTGAAAAAGTTTTTTGAAAAAAGTTGTGTTTTTATTTGGTTGATTAAAATATTATTCTTATCTTTGTATCGAACCAATTAAATAAAGGATATGACACAATTTGAACAAGCACAAAAAGACGTTAAGGAAAAAAAACTAAAAACGCCAGATGTATCAGTAGGTGGTAAACAAGTTGATTACTTCGGTTATCAGTTATCTGTTCACAAATTTAACTTATCTATTATGGCAACTGGTATGAGTTGTCGAGGAATTAAGTTTACAGATATTAAAAAGTATTATGGTTTGAAAGGACGAACCGCAAAAGATTGTTTACAGCAATTCCTTAAGATTATTGAAGATTATAAGAAAGCCCTTTAAGGGTTTTTTTTCCTATGTCCACAATTGTGTACAAGCCGTGTTGGAGTCTACTCTCTCGCTTGTCGCAACCCGTACCTTTCTCTTTTGTACACTACAAAGATAAGATAAATAATCCACACTACCAAATATAATGTGGATTATTTTTAAAGTTTTAATTGCGTTTAAAAAGCCAAGAAACATTAGCAGTAACTTAACCCAAAATCACGTGCAAGAATTTTCAAGACATTTTTTCTATTTAATGCTGGAATATAAATGCAATCTTGTTTTTTAGAAATGCTTTTATTTTCTTTTTTTTGTTGCATTTCATCAGAAAAAGTTATAGTTAAGTTTCTATCAAATTTTGCTTTTTCAATAGTCTTTTCGATTAAATTGACTTCAAATATTGTATGATTTTTATGTGGCTGTATTCTGCCAACTAAAATTCTTTGAATATCTTTTTTAGCTTCTTTAGTGATTTCCATTTTATCACTTTGATTTAATTCGGTTTCTTTCATTTTTTATTTTTTAAGGGGTTTTTACGCCCCTATTGTTTAATTTTTTAGTATTATTTAATTTCAGTTTCAAAAACTCTTTCGCCAGTTTCAATATTTACAATAGAAACAGTTCCTCCTTTGTAATTTTTAAAATAACTTTCGCTAGTTCCGTTATTTGAATTGATATAATATTGACATTCTTCTAATGAATATTTAAAACCTTTATTATTTGAGTTGTCATTATCATCAAAAAAGACGAATAAAAAAAACTTCTTCATCTTCTAAGAATTTCTGACCCTCTTCTGAAAAATTATAAATAGTAGATATTAATTCATCCTTTGTCATTTTCATAAACTTTTTAAACGACTCATCAGTACTCATTGCAACTCTTCTATCTTTTGAAAAGTAAGTATCTTTTCCGCAATCATTATTTTCATTTACTAACCATTGAGTTAAAGCTTGTTTCTTAAAAGTTTTCATAATTTCTATTTGTTTGAGTTTGCTGTGTAAATCACTTTCTTAATTCTTTTACAAATATAGGAATAAAAAATGACACTACCAAATGATAGCGCCACTTTTTTGTATTTGTTTTATAACCAATTAAACAAATATATTTATTAATGCTATTAACCAAATAAATATTATTATAGCGACCGAATAAGGTCTAAATTCTGTTGTTAATCTAATTCCAGCAATTGAGTTGATTACCCATATAAGGAAAGCAACAAGTGTAAATTTGTGTAATTTCATTTTGTGTGTTTTAATTGATTAATGTAGTAATCAAGTGGGGATTGCCATTCAGAATAAATCCGTGCTTTCCAGAACTCTCCTTGATTACTACACTACAAAGATAAGGATAATATTTCTATTATCCAAATCTTTTTGCAATTATTTTTAGTATCTGCAAATATTTGTATAGTTACCAAATAAAAATGTTGATACTGAACTGTAAACTTTGTTAATTGATTTCATAAGGTTTAAACTTTAATGTTAGTGATTATTTCTTTAGCAAAGATAAGGATAATATTTCTATTATCCAAATCTTTTTGCAATTATTTTTAATTATTTTTATTTAATTTTTTTTACTATTTTATTTGGTAGATTAAAATATTATTCTTATATTTGTAGTGTTGAAAGAGCAACGGGTCGATATGGAAATATTGAGAGAGTAGACTCCGACACGTCTATACGTTACTAGCGACAAGGCAAAAAAATCGGAGGGCACAACCCCTCCGACATTCCGAACTAGATACCGAAAATAAGCGATACCAACGTCCTACCAATTAAAAAACTTGCACAAAGGACTAGCAATGGCATAGACACTTTGTCCATAAACTTTTCAAATTTTTTATCAATGTTATTCATGGCTTTTGGTTTTAATTATTATAGTACAAAGATAAGGATAATATTTCTATTATCCAAATCTTTTTGTGATTATTTTTTTATTAACTTGTATAATTTTGTGTGTAGATTAACCCATCAATTTTACATTTTAAACGCTTTTTAACACGTCCATTTTTATCGGTACACGCTGATTCAGAAAATGTTTTATAGTGTGTTGCACCGTGTCCAAATTTGATTTCTGATGCTGTTGGTTTTCTGTGGTACTCGATAGTTTTTTCTTGTACGCCAGTAATGTTAAGTGAATTTTTCATTTTGTGTTGTTTTAATTGGTTCGGTACAAAGATAAGATAAAATAACCACACTACCAAATAAATGATAGTCTTTTTTTAAATTATTTTTAGTATGCTGATACTGACATATTTTGATTTTGTTCATAACTCAGTCCTTCAAGTTCACCATAGGGATTAGTTAGTGAATGATAATACTTTTTAAGTCGTTCCGCTATTCTGTCTAACTTTGCATTTTGTTTATTGGTGCAAGGTTTATCAAAGGCTCTAATTGTATCATTTGCACAAACTTTGCCTAACATTCCACCACCTAAATAGTTTTGATAAGCTGACATTTTTTCTTTTTTGAATCCAAAACGTGTTAAATCTATTTCGACCCCACCACCACGACTTGAAACTTCTAGTCTTAATGTTATTTCTGAAAATTGAATTGCTTTTGCCATTGTGTTTTGTTTTAATTGGTTCGGTACAAAGATAAGTAAACTATTTCAATCTACCTAATTTATTTGCAAGTATTTTTATTTATTTTTTATGTCTTTTTATTTGGATAAGTCATTTATTATCCTTATCTTTGTAGTGTACAAAAGAGAAAGGTACGGGTCACGACAAGTGAGAGAGTAGACTCCGACACGTCTTATATTTTTTTATATATAACCATAAAAAAAATGGTGCAATATTGCACCACTTAAAATATTTAGCAAATCGGGTGGTATAAAATTAACCCATTTAATTTGCCTAGATTAAAATATTGTTCTATGTATTCTTGTCTAGTTATTTTGCTAGTTAAAAATTTAGCTCTTAATTTTTTAAATTTAGCAATTACTGATTTTGATACTTTTGTTTCCATTGTGTTTTATTTAATTGGTTGAAACAAAGATAAGGATAAGTTTTCACTTATCCAAATCTTTTACTAATTATTTTTAGTTAATATCAATTAACTTTCCGTTCCATTCTGCACCATTCAAAAACCATTTACCTTTTATTTGTACTATATGTACATTAGGTAAAGCGTTTAATCTTTCTTTTGTGGTCTTTGATTTCCAACCAGCATTGGTAATTGATAACGTTCTTTCGGGGTCATTGTATTGATATGCAATAGGATTTCCAAACAATTTAAGGATTGTAACATTATGCAATACTTCAACTTGTGTATTGCTTGTTTTAAACGTTTCAGCATTTAAAAATTTCTCGATTGCATTTGTTGTGATAGTTCTTGACATTTTGTGTATTTTTAATTGGTTAATTATTACAGTACAAATATAAGTAATTTATTTTAAACTACCAAACTTTTTCAGTTATTTTTTTTGACAAAAATAAGAAAACTACCTACGCCAATTGTGCCCGATACATTAAACAATACTAATAAATTAAATAGTTGCTCATTTGTATCTACTAAAAACAACCCTGTTACCGATGATGCCATTACAATAAGACAAGCAACTGCTAAAACTAATAATGTGCTATTTTTCATTTTGTGTATTTTTAATTGGTTAATTATTACAGTACAAAGATAGTAAAAAAATCCGAACTACCAAACTTTTATGTAATTATTTTTATTTTATTTTTTTGCTATTTTATTTGCATATATCAATTATTTGTTTTATCTTTGTAGTGTACAAATGAAGTACGGGTCATGACAAGTGAGAGAGTAGACTCCGACCTACCTTATATTTTTTTTATCTAGCCATAAAAAAAACCCCTAATAAGGGGTTTGTGGTGTGTGTTTTTTGCCTGTGGTTACATCAACCCATTTTTGTTTTGTTTCACGTTCTACGAGCTTCTCAAGGCTTTTAATTTTCAATTCTCCAGCTTCAATCGCTTCGGCTTCAGTTCCACCGTTATCGATAATAAATTTATAAGTTTGTTTTCTTAAAATTTCTTGTACCTTTGCGTTCATAATTTTGTGTTGTTTTAATTGGACACTACAAAGATAGACAAATATTTTAAACCACCAAACTTTTTTACGCTTTTTTTTATTTTTTTTTACCTAGTAAAATAATTGCATTTTTATTTGGTTATATCAATTATTTGTTTTATCTTTGTAGTGTTGAAAGAGCAACGGGTCATGACAAGTGAGAGAGTAGACTCCGACACGTCTATACATTACTAGAACCCGAAAATAAAAAAACCTAGAATTTATCTAGGTTTCTTTTTAATTATTTTGTATATTCTGCTATTCGTTCCACTTTGGTATCAATCAATTCCGCCAAGTCATCGCAATATACATTTTCAAATACTGCTTTTTCGTTCCATTGACTAGATAAAAAACGAACTGTATATGTATCATCCCAAGCTAGGGTAATTAAAACAATTCCTTTGTGGTGGTGTCCCGATACTGTAAAGAATAACGCTTTGCCCTCAAACGTGGTAAAGTTTCTAGCACCCCAAGTCATAGACCACAAACGGTTTCTGTTAACCCATTGAAGCGTTTCTTTTGCGTCAAAGTTTATTTGAACTGCTGACTGTAATACTGATAATTTTTTTGCTGACATAATACTTTTATTTAATTGGTTGATGCAAAGATAGACAAATATTTTAAACCACCAAACTTTTTAGCAATTATTTTTATTTTATTTTTTTTACCTAAAAAGTTTGCATATTAAATAAAAAGTATTATTTTTGTACCGTTAACCAATTAAAACAATATAATATGACAACTAGACCTATTTATGTTATTGCTCAGGAAATCAAACAGGACTGGAAATCTGTAAACTATGCGGCTAAACCTTACCTTGATGCAATGGGTTGCATTACGACAATCAATGACAGTTTCGGCATGGACAATGGTAAAAGCATGGTACTGTATTTTCTTTCAAACGCTGGACAATGGCGAGGCGAAAACGCAAAACGAATCAAAGCTGAATTAAAGAAAATGGTGGGGCTGAAATAAGCCCCAGTTTTTTGTCTAATATAAAAAAAAATTTATCATGTATATATTTACCTGTGAAGAGTGTCTTCAAGAAAAAAATAGCTTTCATGAATCGCTAGAAAAAAAATAATGTTTGTGATGATTGCTTCAACGAATTATCACAGGCTGATGAGGGTTACAATAGATGGTGTGATTCTTGTCAAATGTTTTCACATATAACCGATAGTAACCCATACGGTACTTGCCAATGTAGTTAATCCAACAAATGATTTAACCCTAGTATATTTTACTAGGGTTTTTTGTTTCTAGTTTATATCTGACGTAAAATAAAGCGATTTAAGAGACTTTCTCCCTGTGGGTGGCACAACGCTGGGGCGTGTACACAAATGTGTATATATGGGGCTCTATATACAGAAAGAGACCGCCTCATAGAGACAGTCTCATCTTTGTGGGAACCACCCCACGTTTTGTGCAAGCCATTGTCGTATATCTTTTTTAATAAATATACGACAAAGTACAAAAAAGTCTAAAGTGGCGATGAGGGGATTCGAACCAAAGAATATTTTAGAGCCCATCAACATTCCACTCCTTCGTTAGGTTGCTCATGACTGCAATCCTTAGGTTGCTCATGACTGCAATCCTTCTCTCCAAAGAGCATCGCCTTGTTGGTACAAAGGTAAGAATAATAATTGACACTACCAAACAATAGTCAAACTTTTTTTGTGACCTCGGAAAGAGTTTAAAAATTCTCTCCTCTAATTTTGTTCATTGTCTTATCAAGACCAATCTCATATTCTTCAAGCAAATTGTAAATTTCATCTACAATATCATCGCTTAAATCCTCATAGTCAACATCATCTTCTGAAATTTCAGTTTCATTAACATAGTGAACAACTGTGACATTATCCTCTCCAAATGTTTCTACAAGAAAAGAAATATTTGTCTTATTTCCTGTACTCATTATACAAGGTGAACTACCCAATTCTAATTCCCCAGTTGTAACTGAACCCTCAAAGTGTTCAACAACAATTCTTTTAATCTCTGAAATCTGCTCTTCTTTTTTCATTTTTTTTGATTTTAGTTTATTTGTGTATCAATTGGAATCAGAATAAATTGTATTTTCTTTACTCATAGTACAAAGATAGGTATTATTTATTAATCTACAAAATATTTTCTACTTTATTTTTGCGGAATTTTCTATTTGGTCTTCTGTAAAGTTTTCGCTAGCCTCTACACTAGCTTTGTAAGGGTTCCCTGTTACTGGGTGCATACGGTGTCTGAACTCATGGATAACTTTATCTTTGTTCTTGAAGCTGCCCATATATTGCCACGCCTCGCCATTGTTTTCGGCTACCTGTGGTTCGTCTAGTGATTCGTTGATTGGGTGTTTGGCTAACCAATCCCACATATAATCCCATTCGGTACTTCCTATTTTTATTGCTACTAATTCCATGTAGCAAAGATACGAATAAAAAAAGAAATATCCAAATTAATTGGATATTCTTTTCTCTGTTTGTAATTGTTCAGCTTCCCACATTTCAGCTAGGAACAAAATTTCTTCTCATTTTATCTAACTTTTATTGTTAAATCTTCTCGGTCTGTTCCCCACTTTGGAACAAGCGTACCATTTTTACGCCACGTGCGAACAACAAATCCGTTATGGAAATTATCACGCCCTGTTACTGGGTCTTTCACACGCCCACGAAAAACGTTATCACGTTCTAACCAAACTAATTCTTTAATTTCGTACCCACCAACTGTGTGGGTTATCTGTTGTAATATTGATTGTTCCATGATGCAAATATAAGAATAATATTTTAAACTACCAAATTATTTAACAAAAAAAAGTTGGATAATTTCTTACCCAACCTTTCCACCAATTAAAACATCTAACTTTCAATCAAATCAAAAACTAATTCGTTGTACCCTTGTGGTTTTTCGGGTTCAATGCTTATTAAATCCCTCGCCCATTTTCCAATGATTGAAGTATTGCCTTGTGGTTTTTCGGGAACTACATAAAAGTCGCCACCACCCCTTAAATTACCCTCGCAAGTCAATAACGGTAAAGGCGCAATTCGCCAACCGTCAGTATCTTTTGGAACTTTGGTTTTATCTACATACTGTTTTTTGGTATGGTTTACGACAAAACGTGTTTCTTTGTCCGTTAGTTTCGTTTCGGGTTTAACCTCGTTATTATCATTGCAACGGTCATACGTGGTTGATTTTCGCCCTTTGCAATTTTCAGCGTAATCGCCACCCCATACAATATGCTGTGGGTTTTGATAGATAAGACTTTCAACTGCACGAACAAAAGGGTTTTTAGACCAAGAATGTTCCATTAGTTTAGAACCGCTTTCAAAAGTCCAACTTTCAACCCACTTCAAAACTGTTTTTTTGTTTTTTGCCAAAATTGCTGGTCGATAATACTGTCCCATAATTTCTAAATTTAATTGGTTAATTATTTCTTTAGCAAAGATAAGTAAAATAATCTACACTACCAAATATAATGTAGATTATTTTTAATTTATTTTACCATTCACTAGTAAATTTTGTTTTGGTTTTAATCCAATCCATAACTTCTCCAGCGTAGTAGCTTGTAGTTAAGTCAAAAAGAAACCAATCCAACTGTCTTTCAGCATCGTTACTGTTGGTAGAAACTTCTAATCTGTTCCATTCTTTAGCGTTGCTTTGGTTACTACCTTTGCTACTACCCTGTGAGAAATCCCACTCTTTAGCCTGTATCAATACTGTTTTTTTATTTACAGTAACAGTTATTACACCGCCTCGACATGATTCGCCAATCTTGAAAGTCTTTGTTGCCATAATTTGTATGTTTTAATTGATTAGAGTACAAAGATAAAATAAAATTAGGATATATCCTAATTTTCTCTTGTTAAATTATAAATTTCTTTCCATTTCAAAACTCTAAAGTCATTATTCGATACCCTTTGAACCAAAGCATTTGCTTTTACTTGCCATTCGCCTTGATTGTTTTCAAGTTTTAAAGTGTCTAATTCTGTCAATAAAACAGAAATTTCTTTCTTGTTTTCTT